CATATGTCATTCCACTAATTTTAATAATGTCATCGGCACAATTTTCAATATCTACTTTAATTGTCCAATTACCTGACTCGCCACCACTTAGATAATATTGTTTAACATATTTGTCGGCAAACATCATTTCACCTACTTTATATGTTGTTATAAATAAAAACAATATTAAAATAAATGACCAAACTATATCACCTATTGAATATCCAAATAAATTATTTCTATCTAACCAATGTGTATTCATATTAACCTTTTTACTTTTATTAAATGCCATAGCCAATTATATGTTACTATGTTTTCGTTTCTATTATATCCTTTATATTTTTCGTTATACGAAATATATTAGGACTTTTAGTAGCGGGTGAAGGATTCGAACCTCCGACGGACTTTTGATCCCTAGGGTTATGAGCCCCGCCATCTAGACCTCTAATGGGAACCCGCAATTTAATTGTAATTGATGATAAAATAAAACCAACTTAATAAAGCCTATAAAACTCTCGAACTGTCACTATTGTTATCTCATTATCTAATAGATGCGACTATCTGAAATTATTATATATGCTGATGATCTCTTATTTGTACAAAGCAGACACTATATATTAACACAGAATTGTCGCGTGTAGTGCTCTCGACGGGAATCGAACCCGTATTGTCGGATTGAAAGTCCGATTTACTAACCTCTTATAAGACGAGAACAATTTTATTTTTTATTATTATAAATATAAAACAAATATCTTTAAGTGTACATAGTTTATAAAAATATTTAAGTGGATATGTTGGGACTCGAACCCAAACCGTTCTGTTTAAGAGACAGATTCTCTACCATTAAGTTACATATCCAACAAATTAGAAAATCAGCACCGTCAGTTATCTGCAAGTTTACTGCGACTTTGAAAGGACCGGTGTTACAGACTTCCCTACTGATTTTCTATTGTACTGTCGGAAGGATTCGAACCCTCACTAAAGACCTTAGAAGGATCTTGTGCATCCACTACACTACGACAGCATATTATTGTATTCCTAAAGAGAATTGAACTCTTATCGTCAGTTTAGGAAACTAACATGTTATCCATTACACTATAGGAATATTGTGGTGATGATTGGAATTGAACCAATTATAATTCGCATATGAAACGAATCCGCTACCTCAGCTGTCATCACCATAAAATTCAATATTTACAATTATTTGTTATCTGTTATGGCGGTAGATACAAGATTCGAACTTGTCAGCCCTTACAAGCTTACTGTTTAGCAAACAGCTTCCTAACCACTCGGATATCTACCTACTTTTCAAAGGGTGGGGATACCTTATATGTTGCCTCAAATATTCAGGAAAATAATATTAAAACAGTAACGTTAAACCATCATAAATTATTGCAACAATCCCCATAAAATAATTCTGTATCACATTCACCATCTTTTCATTTAACCTACATCTAGTATATCATTACTGTCAAATGATTACTGGTTGAATTTTGGCTCTTCATCAAGAATTATAGAGCGGAAAGTGAGGGGGTCGAACTCTCATAACCTTGTGGCTAACTGGTTTTCAAGACCAGGGGATTACCATTATCCTTAAACTTTCCGAATAAATTAAATGTGCATCTGCCGAGATTCGAACTCGGACCAAACTGCTCAAAAGGCAGTTGCATTATCCAGTTTTGCTACAGATGCATAAATTAAATGTTAAAATAATTAGTCCATTTTATTAGTAGAAATCTAACCTTCTTAACGTTTAATCTAGTACTCCCAATTTGACTTGAACAAATATTACCGATATGTAACACCAGAGTTCTAAACCATTGAACTATAGAAATAAATAAAATTGAAGTAGTTACTTGGAATGTACTGAGACGGATCATAATATCGCACTACTTCAAAATTGTGTACTACTGGAAAGAATTGAACTTTCGTATCCTGAGTATCAGTCAAGTGCCTTAAACCATTAGACGACAGTAGCATGTGTGGAGATGGTGGGAGTCGAACCCACGTCTTAACATTAAAAATATATAAGTCATTTACAAATATAGATAAATTTTATTACGAATTATTTATCAAAAACGATAAGTTTAATTCCGATACTTATAAACAGATAAATTTATTTTTTATATTCGCTGTAATAATTTTCTAATCTCAGCTAATCTCAAATAGTTACACTTCAAAATTTAATTGAGAATCCACTTTGAAATGACTTAGAGCTTATTAAGCTGCTAAGGCGTATTCATATTCACGAACTAGTTCTCCAGTTGGTGTAACGAATGTATTTGATTTTTCTGCACTTATTTTGTTGATCAATTTTAGGACTTCATCATGTCCATTTGCACTCATATACTTAACAATACTAATCGATACCTTTTCATCCCCATAAATTATTAATATGATACTTTCAACTTACGCAACATTTAAATAATAACTTAAATTTCATGTTACTAATAAACGTCAGGTGTCCTAACCAATTAGACGACAGATGAATATATTCATCATAATAAGATTTGAACTTATATTTCCTAAGTGGAACATGTCGGTAACGATCCGGCCTGGTATTCGCATTGCAAGTGCGACGACCACCCCTATGCAGTCCCATGTCCCATATTATAAATACTGGATTATCGTCACATGCTATTGTCACGTTGTGTTATCGTTGTCTGTTATTGTCATCCATGCGGTCTATAGGGGATTCGAACCCCTCTGTTTGTACTCCGTGACAAGGAGACGACCATCCCAAACAGTCCCATAGACCAAATTTCATTTTGTAATATATTTAGTAACAATTAAAATCGTGGTGCAAATACCGAGAATCGAACTCGGATCTTAACATTGGCAATGTCACATAATAAACCGTTATACTACATCTGCATAAAGAGCGGATACCGAGAGTCGAACTCGGATCTAATGGTTGGAAGCCACCTATAATAAAACCGTTATACTACACCCGCATTAATATCATTAAATACTAAATAGTTTTTTAAAAATTTAACCAACATATTCATTTATTTCATATTTAGGTTGAGTACAGTGGGAGAATCGAACTCCTAATTTAATCGGTTTTGCAGACCGACCCCATCACCAGAAGAGCACACTGTACTTATAAATATAATGGATTAACTAAATAATCCAGTGCTGACTAATCCGGCTTCGAACCAGAACTCTCTCGGGTAACAACCGAGTATTTTACCAATTAAACTATTAGTCAATATGTGCGCCCCTTCGGGATTGAACCGAACTCCTCTGGGCTTCAACCAGAAGCTGTCTCCAGACCAGCAACAGAGGCACATATAAATTTTTCAGTAGTCCTACTCAGATTCGAACTAAGACTTTAACGATTTCTTAAACCGCCTCCTCTACCAATTGGGATATAAGACCACTAAGTTTTAAAATACAAATTGTATTTCATTCTAATATATAAATTATATTTATCAATTAATGAATTACATTCATATGTTTCGTCATATTATAAAATTATATTTTATCATGTTTTACATGTTTTATTTTGTGTGTCAAGAGAGGCTCGAACTCTCAAAAACCGGTCTTCTAAGGACCAGATGTCTACCAAATTGCAATCATTGACACATGATTTACTAATGGAAGGATTCTAACCTCCTACTTTCCATTTTATAAATGGTCGTCTTACTCTAAGTCACTAGCAAATATTGAGTATAAGATGGGAATCGAACCCATATACTCCGGACGAAACATCCAGCGCATTTCCATTATGCTATCTTATACTTATGGTTTTCAATATGTCAAAGAACCTATTTAATTTAACATTTAAATATACATATATGTATATTAAAGTAAACAGTATCTAAAAATAAATTTTCAGATATTATATGTTGAAAAAAGGGAAGACGCGATCGGAATTCCACCGACTTAGGAGGTTAACCTATTTTCTGTCATTAATATTCTAAAGAACCTATCCTCTCAAATATTAATAACCGCATTGTATATCTATCCAATCTTATTTCGCGCCCATAAATTTAAAGAACATTAATGTATTCAGTTCATCTTTTTAGAGAATTATTAATTCCCAATTTATAAATTGAAACAGGAACTCTTAATTTCAGTTTTTATATTTTAATTATATGTAAATTTAATCATTTTTTTTATAATTGTACATAGAATTAAAAATAAATTTTGCACGTCCTGAGAGAATCGAACTCTCCCAATCGGTTTTGGAGACCAATTCGCCTAACCTTGGAACATTAGAACGCGTACACTCATCTTAGATATTAATTTTTTAACATATTAAAAATATCATATTTTTTCGTAAATGTACATAGAATATTAAAATTCTTTTAGAATAATGTTTACTATATCCTATTACTCATATTTCACATTTACTAAAATCTCAATAATTCTTTTTAGGTATATCATAACGATTTTTATTAAACCAAATCCGTTTGATACCTAAATCATGCACCATTTATGTAAGTTTTCAATTGAATATGGAACACATATTAAATGACGACATGTATCACAAATATATTTTAGTTTTCGCATATAAAAGATTAGACCTTTTGTGAAGTCCATAATCAATCTAATCTTTTAGATATGATTATAAACTATATTCGGGTGAAAATGCCGATGTTCTATAATCACACATATTCCATTTAATCTCCATTTGGGTGAATTTATGTAAATTGAGTGATATAAAATTATACATTTTCATATATTATATATATAGAGAAAATAACTTTAATTTAAATTTATTTTATTTTTTTTATTAATTATTAATTCCTTTTTTAATAGTTGGTTAAAGTCAAATATTTCATTTATTGTAACCTCACACCTAGAACACTTTTTATCAATTAACATTCTATCTTTAGAAATAAAAACTTTATAAATCTTAGGATTTAGGTTATTTATTCTTAAAAATCTGAAAATACAATTCGACAAACTCATACGTCTTTTAATAACAAAATTATGTATACCTATAAAACATTTTAGTTTACCGAAATATTTTTTCATATTTATATTCCCGTTAAAATTAAAAGATAGTATCTTTTATATATAGTGAAATATAAACTTTACATATTTAATTTTTCCAAATATTTCATTTTACGAAAATCACAATAACCGACCTAAATCTTTCTTTTTATTTTTATATAACTTAAATACAGAAAAACCTGCTAATATTCCTAATGCGAATTTAAATTTGTTCTTAATAGTTATGTCTTTCAACTTTGATTTTGTATTATGTAAAACATCATCTGGAATATAAATTTTACCATTATCATTGATTCTATCTTCATATTTAATAGGTTTAGATGATTGTAACTCATTCATAAATATAAATTTATCAGTAGGAGTTTCAAATAAAATATCTACATAACTTCCACATTTGTCAGATTGTAATCTAACTCCAGGTCTATCAAAATCGTCATGAAATTGATCTACAATAAAATCTCCGTTTAAGTGGGCGTATACAACTTTACATACCGGTGTAATAGTTGAATAAAATTCATCTTCTATTATACCGACACATTTAGTTGGTTTATTAATTGGAATTTTATCTAATTCTTTTTTTACTTCTTCTTTAGATAAAATATTAAATTTTCTGTTCGAAGATAAACATTTATCTCTTAATAACTTATTCATTTTATTTCCATAGGTTTATTATTATATGTTATACTAAAATTAAAATCATCAAACGTTTTATCAATATGCCAATGACCGGCAAACCAATGCTTATACAACTTATTTCTTTCAATAAATTGCATTCTAATATTTTCTAAATACACAGATACAGGATCATTATAAATATCTTGTACTCCAAGAACAGAAATTATACTACTTGGTATTGTGTGTGTTATTATATAATCTATATTATAGTTTTCTTTTTCCAAATTAATAATACCTGCTAACATTGTTTTATAAGATGGAATTTCTTCTGGCCACCAAGAACGACCTAATACTCTAAATTCTTTATCTGGTGAATATGCACCTCCAAACATAAAAAATTTCTTATCACCAAAAGTATATACATAACCATCTTTCAATAAAATAACCTTGCGTGATATGAAAGAAGCTCTACCACCATAAAATGGTACATCTGGGTATGAATTTAATCTCCAATGGTTTTCATGATTTCCAGCAATGAATAAAGTGAAAAATGGTTTTGAATCTAACCATTCTAACCAGAATCTCTCTTCACTATCTTGTTCTTGTTGCCAGATTAATCCAAAATCACCTACTTGAATAAGAACATCATTTTCAGTTAAATCTTTTTGTTCAGGCCATAATGTAGTATTAAGTTTAGATATATCATGATTTCCATGAGTATCACCACACACGAAAAATCTACTATTTTTAGTTATATTTAACATATACAAATATAATCTTATTTTTCATCAAAGTACATAGAATTAAAAAACATGCATTCAGTATTATTATTCCGTTTTTTATGAGTTAAAGGACCCGTATTAATCATTTTTTCTCTTAATACTTTATATGAACATTTTAATTTATCTAAAATTTCTGGGTCATAAATATCAGTATAGTAATATTCTAAATATTCTAAACTACTTAAGAAAAAATTATAATAATTTTCATTTAAAGTATCATATGAACTTTTCTTTTTAATATAAGGTGGATCCAAAACGAATGCGTATTCAGACACAGGTAAATTTAGTACTTTTAAAAATTTTAAATAATCTAAATTATAAATTTCTGTATTTTGTAATCGTTCATATATTCTATTATGCATATCATATTTATAATTATATTGATATGCTCTATTTCCATATGATTGATTCATTCCGTTTGGACCGAATCTTAAAAAAGAATTTATACATGAATTTGCTAGAAACATTAAATATATTCCTTCATCAATTGTATCTGTATTCCAATGATTATCATTAAACCAGTTTCTAAATTCATAATATGCGTGTTTATTATCTTTTATAGACCCAAACATATCATATACGTCATTTAATTTTGTCTGATAATAATCAAATGAAATTTCTTTAAATGACTTGAATATTCTAATAATATTTCTATCAATATCATTTATAATAAATTTTTTAAAATTATTAACATTTAAGAAAATTACTCCACTACCGACAAATGGTTCAACAAAAATTTTCTTTTTTGAAAAATTGATAGTTCCATTAATACAATTTATATATTTATATTTAGAACCACTATATCTAAATATACGATTATATTTCAAAAATCACCATAATTGACTTGGCAACATGTTAATCCTAATAATCTCCACATTTCTACTACTTGGTTTCTATCATCAAAAATTGAAAGAACATTGTACTTACCTTTAATATTCTCATTATACATTCTTTCTTTTATTAAAGAATCTTTCTCCATATTTCCGGCAGGTCTTATAAAAATCTTATCATAACCTATATTAGCTAAATCTAACCAGTTTTTAGTTTCATTTAAGCATGACCCGTCCCTGCCAGTAAAAATAAACAAATTAGTATCTGTTTTTAAATATTTACTAATAATAGATAAATAAACATCACTTTTATCTTCACCTACCTTTGACCATTCGTATGGACTTCTATCATTCATATGAGCCAAAGTTCCATCAATATCAAAAATTACACAATCCGGCAAATCAAAATTATATGGTATTTTTTCATACTTTGGAAAATATTCATCACCTAAAGTAAAAGATCTTCCTTTAATATATTTTTCAAACATTCGGTCAATAACTTCTTCAGGCACAATTCTAGATCTCAACAAATTTCTTCTTTTACATTCTTTAATATCAACATCAAAATATTTTTCCCACACTCTAACATTACCAACCAACTTCGCGATTTCACACATTCTTTTAAAATGTTTTCCACCTACTGGAAAGTTAGTATCAGATATAATAACTGAATAACCTCTACTTAAAGATTTTTTTACTATTTCATCTCTAACTTCTAATGTCATTTTTTCATTGTCATTTGAAAATCTGGAATCATCCATCATTTCACGCAACATATCTTTAGTAATACGTTTATATTTTCCTGGATACTTTCTTATTTGTTCTAATGACCAAGTATCTTTACCACTTCCAGGTAATCCTATTAATAAAATAATCTCTTTCATTTTGCACTTTCATTAATTAATTTTACTTTTTTCCAACGTTTAGTCCAATGTTCATTTGTTTGAATGTAATTCGCTCTAACATATTTATTAAAACAATAATTAAACTAAAAAGTGATATTGTTAATTAAATTTATTCACTGCATTTAAATACTTTTGACCATTTAGGTTTAACTATTTTCCATATAATTTCTGAATAATCTTTTTTATCATACATTCTGAATAATATTCCGTGAATATATTTTTCATGTTTCATTACCCATTTAGCATATTCTTTTCTAATTGGTAATTTACCATTTAAGTTTTCTAATAAACCATCAAAACATTTGCTAGCATATTCTTGAACAGTCGTGTATTTGTAACGCAAATCCACTATTATATCTTTTAACCACATATAAAATTCATCTGGTATTTTTTCTAATAGTTCGTTTATATCTTTATGGTCAGACAAATATTCCCAGACTGTCACATTAGATATCCCAGTTAATATTCTATGAAGTCTTTTATATTCTTCGAACTTAACTTTCATACGAAAATTATTTTCAAATTTAATAACAAATCCTTCTTTATTATCTTCTTGTAAAGATGTTAAAGTTGAAAAATCTTTAAGACCATTATATTTTTTTACAACTCTAAAACGTGAAGTATAATAATCATTGTGGATATCTACTTCTATTCCACTTTTAGGTTCAATACACGCCAATAATACTAAATCTTCAAAATCATAATTTATCACGATTCTATTTTCAGGATAAATTATTTCAAACATATATGTATAGTCAGGAGACAATGCACTTATATTAGATCTATTTAAAATTTCTTGTCCTTTAATAGCTTGTTCAGATTCAAATGAACCTCTAGTTGCTATTATCCATCTATTTTTCCAACAAAATACTATTCCTAATGACCCATCCATTTTTTCATACACATCAAATGGTAATTTTGGAATTATTTCTGGATCTAATTCCTCAACATTAAAGAATTTTCTAAATGGACGAGCTATAATATTATATTCAACATCCAAAACTAATCCTCTGCATATAAGAGTGACTTCGTTCCAAACACGACTATAAGCCGCAGATGGAGTATAATTATAAATCCACAATTCTTCAGTAGGGTGTTTTTTAACTGATACGAATTTCTCATCAACCATTTTTTGAAGAAGTTCTTTGTTTAACATTATAGTAATCTTTATTTTAATTTGTATAATAAATATAACTAAAATATCCTATAAAATACATAGAATATAAAAATAACCTAGAGAATTTCTAGGTTATTACTGGTTTATCAGTTTATCAGTTTATCAGTTTTTCTGACCACATTGAGGACAATATGCCCAACTAGATTTTAATCGTTTTCCACAACCAGTACAATAAACTCTTGAATTAAAAACTACATTTTTAGATTCAGGTTTAGGTTCTTTATTTACAGGTAATAAATTAAAATCTATAGATCCATATGGTACTGTATTATAAGTAGAATAATCAGTATCAAATAATTGGTTAGACTCAGAGCCAATAGCAATTCTTCCTGTTTCGATTTGAGATGAATTAGTTTTAATTGTACTTCTACTATTAGAGTTTCCAGTACTCAATGTATTTGAAGAACAACACTGGGTATATAAATCACATCGAGAATTCATTTCATCAAAGGTATTATTTAAGTATGTATATCTAGGCATTGAACTTGATACAAAGGTCAGTACATTTTCTGAAAAAAATCTAATTCTTAAAGTTCCATTATCTTTGATAATAGTTTTTACAACTTCATTGTTATCAACTTGATAAATATCAAAAACGAACTTTTTATTATCATCTAAATATCTATCCAGCTTTACAGTAGAATTAGGTAATAATACTAATCGATTAGATTGAGATTTTCCATTGAAACTTAATTCACATGCAATCTTACATTGATTTGAATTAGTAAACATTATTGAAAATTCAGTTTTATCTTTTAAATAAAAAGTATTATTAGGATATTGCTTAAGTTGGTTATTATGAATTAATAAATTAACCGAAGGGTTTAATATAGGTTGATAAGTATTTAACCACACGTATGGGATATTATTGGAAGTAATCATTGTATTCTCCTATTAAGAGTTCATGCTAATCGAATTATTGCTATTAACAATTCAACGGCTATAATTATGTGCCGTCGACTAACATACTAATATATATTACTAAATAACCTTTTAAACCATTTTTTTAAAAAATATTTAAAACTATTAAACTTCAATTTTATAACTCTTTTGTAATGACATTTTCTACATATGTGTCTAATATAATATCCACCCCAATGTCTTACATCATTACTATTTGGTTCACTTAACAATCCACAATCTTCACACGTATATCTAGATAATGATTCTGCAGTTGCAATAATTATATCTTGAGTATCAGTAGAACTATTAACATAGAATCTTAGTGTACCAAACTTTTCTTTCACCTGTACAGCTTCTAGTTGAGGCTCAAAGTTATGATCTATATCATATTGTAATCTTTCACATAGGGTATCTATTATTTTGTACCAACCATCCCCACATGTAAATCCCCAACACATTGACGTTTCTTCTGGGCTTAAATTTGTCTGTCTAAATATTTTAGGATATTTATTATATAAGTTTTGTTCTAATTCTTTTTTCATATTGTTTAAAATACTAATTTATAAGTATGATAAAAATCTGTCATATAAAATAATTCTACAGTTATTCCTTTATTAAATAAATCATATTTACCTAATAACATAATATAATTATTTAGTGTGAATCCACTTATTACATTAAACTGAGTTAAATCTTTTCCTATTAATAGTGACCCACCAAACTTAATTTTAGACCATATTCCGTCATAGGTAGTAAGTGATGTTGGATTTTCTCCAGGTTTAACTTTTCCTGTTATTAATTTATAAACACTTTCGTCTATTATTGTGTATGCACTATCAATTAATACACTATCAGCAAATACAGTATTTCTAATTTTACCTAAACTATCTGCAAATATAAAACTTTGAATTTCCGTAGGGTCGACATTAATTGTAATGGAATGTACTGCACTTCTATTATCTATATTATAGATTACATTTCCGTCATAGTGAATTTTCTTTTTATCTCCTTTAAAGTATATTGTTAAATGAGAAGAATCCATAAATTCAACCCGAACTGAACCATTTAGGACATTAAGAGAATCAAATATTATTTTATATTTTGATTGTAATATTCTATATTCAGTTTTAGAATCTTTTAGCTGAGTATTTAAATTACCAACTGCTATTGAATAATTTTGTATAATTCTAGCTTTCATTTGTAAACTATCTTTATACCACCTGGTATTTTGATCTTTAATTACATTTTCAACTTTAATTTTTTCTAATTCATTTTTAGTTGAAACATAATCATTAATAAAATAACCAATAGTAGTTACTACAATAATTATAGCAGCCAATTTTAACATATTAATAGTTGTCATAAAATTTCCTTGTTTAATTCGTTACGTAATTTACGTATTTTTAATTTAAATATATTCCATTCCATATCACCAATTTCACCCGTATCTTGTAAAATTTCCTGTAACAATTGAATAAATTTATGATTTTCTTTATTTAAATATAGAGCATCAAATCCTACAATTATATCATTTGTAATTATATCAGTTCCCAATAATACCCGCTCACTTAAATTATATGGTGTGTTAGGTTGTTCAGACTGAATATAATTAGTACGTAATACAGGATCATCAATATATATGTTGTTACACCATATTTCCAATTCTGCCAGTATTGATGGATTACAATTTTTAACAACTATACCTATATCATATTTAGGAATAATTATAGGGTGTTGAAATTCATCATTTTTAATCCACGAACCCCATTTTCTAATATAATTTCTACCTGAGTTTAATTTTCTTCTATGAAATTCAGGGTCAGTAGTGATTTTATCTATTCCATCTTTAAATTGACCACCTCTACACGTTAAATGATATACATATGAAACCCAGGTCTGAATACATTCATATCCTTCTAATATAAATCTATTAAATATATCACTGTCTTCATAATATGTATTAAATGTTTCGTCATGCATTCCTATTTTAATTATATCATCTTTATATATGGCCCATGGCGCAAATATTCCATGTGTTATATTTGATGATGACGACTTACATAATTCTTTAACATAATTATCAAATTCATTTTTTTTAAAATCTTCAGGGTACATTCCAAAATTTTTAATTATTTTTTCTTTACCTTCTGGGTGTAATGGTGGTTCTATTCGCGTGGCACTAACTACTTTTCCAGGTTTAATTATGTCTAATATGCCAACATCAAATCCTTTTGCCATATACATATCAGCATGAAATATACACACAATTGGAGTAATACTTTTTTCTACACATCTATTAAATGCGTATGCAATTCCCTTAGGTTCAGATTCGGGATTTTTAATATATCGTATATTATTTTGAAGTAACCATGTTTCTGTACCATCTGTATCAGAATCAATATAAACAATAATTGAATATTCTTTTGTACTATTTTCTTTAATAGAAGCAATACACTGTTTTAAATATCTTAAATTATTCTTACTTGGTATACAATATGTTATTTCTGCCATATGTTTCTCCATATTTTCTTAAATAAAAATATAAATCTTGAAATGTTGAATTTGAAAAATAATTAAGCATTGCATATTCTGCGTTTGAACAAAACTGTTTTGTTCCAATATTAATTTTGTTTTGCTTAAATGTTTGTGAATTTAAATGACATATAGTGTTTGTATCTGAAACTACAGTTTTTAAATTATGTGTTTCAGTTATACACCCTGTATAGAAATCTATACCCCACCCATATATTAATTCTGAAGGGTATTGAACTATTAATTCCAATACATCTCTTCTAAGCAACGGACTTTGAAAATCTATCCATTTTACATTCCGTAATTCATGACCCCAATTCCACATTTGTTTCCAATGGCATTGGGATGGTTCAGCATTTATAATAGAAGGTGAATAAACTGATGCGTTACTATTTATTGCTTCTTTTAAGGAAGTAGTTAAAAAACTAGGTCCATGAAATATTAAATCATTATTTAAGAAATATAGATAATCATGTGTAGTGGTTAAAAAATATTCTAGTACAGTATTAATTCCACCACCAAAAAATACATTTTCACTTAATTTATGTGTAGTAGATTTAGCATACGGTTCTGTAGAACCGTTATCTACTACCATTAATTCACATTCAGAAAATAATAGATCTTTAGATAACTGATTAACTAAATTATCAGTTAAATCTGGTAAATTATGGTTTAAAGTTGCTAATAACATAACAATCTATATAAATAAATCATTAATTTTTTCCCAATCTATTATCGGAGACAAAAACGGTATATGGCAGTGAGTACTATACCCGGGAATACTTGATACTAAATTTGACCCATTTTCCCATAATTTTAAAAATTTAGTATGGTCATATCCACCATGAGTATATTGTGGCATGCACCATTTTATATGATAATCATCCCAGTGTTTTTTAAATGTTTTCCATTTGCCTGCGTATGTATTACATGTTGAAGGTGTACTTCTCCAATGTGTAGATTTGGTATAGAATACAGAAGATTGCAATGATCTATACATATCAAATGTGTATTTGTCATTGTGATCGTATAATGTTGCATAATCAATTCCATTTATGTCGTCTAATACTTCTAATAATATTTTATCCCACCCGGGCGCGTGTAGATAATCATCTTCTACTAAATATACAATATCATTATCATCTAAATTAAGTGATTTTATATATTCAAACGCCTTTAATAAACTTGCGGCATCACTACCACCTGTAAGTTCTATTATTTTATCATTATTAAATTTAAAATGATGATTTGCTTCAGTACCATCTATTAATACTGTCAATTCTATATCATTAGATTTTTTTATAGATTTATAACATGCTTCATATGAGAACCATCGAGGTCTTATACTGTGTTTTGATAAATTAGATGTATTATTTTGTCTAAGAAATACTTTCAGTTTACTCATGATATATCCATTTATTATTATTTTGTATTAAACTATAAATCGAACTAAAATCTGTATCTAATGGTTTTCTAGGATATAAGTGTAATTTATTAGTTTTTAAAGTTAAATATTCAATCATAAAGAATAACGCAGTTGATACTGTGTGTATTTCAATCGCATTTTCTATAATACCACACCAATCTAATAAAGTATACCCCTCAATATATTCTAATTTTACAATATTAATATTATCTTTTACTTTAATATCGATTTGATAATTATATTCACGAGATGCAAAATTATTATTAATAAATATATATGGTATATCATAATTAATACCTAAATAAGATTTTAATTTGTTTTCTTTTTCTAAATTTCTATCGAAAGATAATGTCTTCCATATATTAAAATCGACATCTTTAAATAACATATACTTAGCTATCATACAATCAGATGCATATCTATTAATTAGCCACGCATCTTTAAATGGAATATTAATAAAATTTTTAGTATTATTATGTTTTGACATTTCTATAAAGTTTAAATTCTTAATTTTAATATAATCTTTAATCCAAATATAATGATCAACCACCGGCCAAATTGTATTTTTAAAATTCAAATATTTTACTAATGGTGAAAGAAATAATATATCTCCAATACCAAATGGTTGGTCAATTATTACATTCATATATTTCGGTTAACCTAGTTTTAACCTCGTTTGAAAACATATCAAAATTTAACTTATTAGAATTAAAACCACCAGCGTGATGTAATACTTTAACTATTTTGTTGTTAAGTATTAAATTATTATTGTCTATAGTTATATCTTTCCATGAATCCCAATGTGTATTATTTCCGTATAAACCTGATACACCATAATGAACTTTAGAATCAATATCGTCTATAATAAAACTGCTATATATATCAGAATTATAAATTAACATATTCAATACATCATTTTCACCGAACGGAAGAAAATCAGATTTTTCAAAATTTAATTTAATCCAATCTTCATAAAATCCAGGGTTAGATACAGCAACTAATCCAGCATTTAAATATTTGTTATATGGTACACCGTGGCAAGATATAGGTGAATCTTTTCCTGCTTTTTGAAAATCATTATTATTTCTAACACCTACTACGTCATATTGTTTAATTGCATCTAATAATTCAGTTAATTTACCAGTTAACATTGAATCTGCATCAAAATGAATTACTGTTTTATATTGATTAGCTAGTGTACGAGATACTATGGGGTGTATATTGTTCCAGTTAATTCTATTATCATTCTGCATTAACGGAATTAATATTTTATTATCAAATACAACTAAATCTATTTCTGGATGAAAAAATCTTGCAGATTTTACAAATTTATTTGCACCAATTGTATTATACAAATGATCAGATACATGTGTGCAAAATACTATATCTTTCATATCTTAGGTTCTATTAAAATAAATCCCTGTTCGGTATAATATTCCGTTATAATTCTATCTGAAAAAATATTATATATAAATTGTTCATTTCCAATATTATATTTAATTCTGTTTTCCCAATTTCCATCTGAAAAATTATCATCTTTATAAATTCTCAAATCATCTAAGATTATAAGATCATTATTATTGTGTCTAAATTCATAAATTAACTCTAATTCATTTTTTAATGGAGTAGCATAATTATGATACTTGGTTATTGACTCTTCATATGATATTTTTTTAAAATCTGCAAATGGGAAATGCGCATCTAAAAAAAATAATATATTAGATACGTTTTTTAATTCTAATAAAATTGTATTTAATGCATTTATAGAATTATCATTTATATAAATTATATTATGTAAATTTCCTATTTTATTAGATGTAGATTTTAATATATCTGTATCTAAATCAATAGTATAAAATTTATTAATTCTATTTAATTTTAATGCAGAAATTAAACTATTACCTTCGCCAGTACCTGTTTCTACATATACTTGAATATTATATTTATCGCATAATAATTGTAAATCTAATTTGTTTAGTGGATTACCCAATATTATCTCCTTAAATTAATATAGCATGGTTCATATGAATCAAATACTAAAGATAATGTTCGGTCAATATCTGTAATCTCTGGCCAATACGATTTTATATTTTTAAATGAGTTCATAATAATACTATCATCTTCAGCCCAGTGACTAAACCCATCATCTAGATAATCTTTGTCTCTTCCTGCCCCAACCAATTTAATATTTAATTTTTCTCTGTTAATGTAATTTCGAATTAGTTCGAATGGTCTATATAATAAAAACGGTGTTATCGAATATGCAATTGGTTTTTTCCCACTATACGCAGCACCGATACATAACCCTATCATTAATTGTTCTGAAGCACCACAATTTATAAAATTAGTTGGGTATTTATCTCGTATTGAGTCAAACATGCCATAACCCAAATCGGCAGATATAACTAAAATTGAATTATCACTTTTAATTCTATTTTCTAAAAATTTAACAAATATTCTTCTCATATTTATTTGTGACAGTATAATGAATCTTCATTCACATTTTCTGTTATCCATCCTAAATTAGAAAAAATCGTATTATATTTATTTCTGTATTCTATATAATTGATATTATTAGTTGTATGAAATTCTATAAAAAATTTCTTTACATATTTATTCATACATTCTATATTCTCATTACTTAAAAATTTAATTTCGGAACCTTCTATATCAATTTTAACAAAATCTATAAATTCCAAATTAAACATATCAATAATATTTTTTAAGGTATATGTTTGTACTTTTATTGCAGTACCACCTTTGTCTGAACATAATGAATTTTCAGTCGTATCACTTAACAAATAAAAATTTGTAACTTCATTTATATCAGATATTGCACAATTTACACATTCTATATTATGAAAATCTTTTGTAATATGTTTTAACATATTAAATGTGATGGGGTTGGTTCTATCGATATTATTTTATTTGCGTACGAAGACATATAGATTGATACCAACCCTATATTTGCCCCTAAGTCTAATATTATATTATCAGTAATATCTATAAATCTATTATAATAATTATTATTTATTTGGTTTAATATGGGTATAGTACAACATCTAGGATTATTAAAATGTTCTATTAATTCAGGTGTATCTAAATTAAGTGTATAAATTTGTCCGTTATTACATTTTAATTGACGTGTATTCATTATTATATTCTCATATTAATATTAGCTGGTGTGTAATGTGCAGCTAGTGGTGTATCAAACTGAATTATATCATCTGTATTAGTATATACAATATGGATACTGGGTAAAAATGTTTTAAGCCTATTAACCAGTTTATTTATATCTATTTGTTTATATGCAGACCAACCATTTATATTCACGTATACTTCTATATTAGTTATATTAAATTCATCTATGAATCTAAGTGATTCCCATACACTACCCTCAGTACTCTCACCGTCAGATATTAAGCAATATACTTTAATATTTGGGTTTGTTAATGCAATCCCAGTAGCAATTGTAATACCTAATCCTAAACTACCAGTAGAAACGTCTATATGATTATTTAAATCACGTTCAGGGTGTATGCCGTATAATATTAATAATTGTTCTGCATTTACATTATAAAAATATTCTAATACAACATATAAAGCTAAACCGGCATGTCCGTTTGATAATACAAACTTATCGTCAAATTTTTTTGTTAAATATATGTTATATATAATTGGTAATGACGTTAAACAACTTCCTAGATGAGAAAGTTTATATTTAATACTAAGTTCTAATACACGTCTATTTAATTTATGTATTACTTCTACGTGCATATTCCAGCATTAACCCTTCATATAAATTATATTTTGGACTAAAATTATATTTATTTATACAGTATGATGTATCTGATACCCATACATCAGAATCAGTATTTTTTAATTTGTAATTATAGTGTATAATAGGAATTGTGTATGAAAAAATATTACACATTGTGTCATATACATACATATTACTATGCTGTATACCTGTTCCTATATTAATTATATCGCCTATTGTATTATTTGATTTAAGTATTAAATCAATTGAATTAATAAAATCATTTATATGTATAAAATCATGTACACCGTCATATATTGTAATTTCTTCATTATTAAAAAATTTTCTAAAAATTGTAGGAATAAATCTATGTTCTTTTTCATATTTGCCATATACAGAAAATGGACGTATTGTAATAATAGGTTTATTATACATTTTAGCAAAAGCTGTACTTAATAATGTAGCAGAAGATTTTGTAGCATCATATAAATTCTGTGGTATTATGACATCATGTTCTGACATTGGTTTTATTTTATTACCATATTCTGATGATGAACCACAATTAACAAATAATTTAAAATCTATATCTTTAATTTCTTCTAATAGTAGATATGTAAATTCGATATTTGCTGAAAACATTTTAGTATAATCGTATATTTCTGCACCGAAATGAAATATGTAATCTGGTTTAAATTTTTTTATATCTTTAATTTTATTATAATCTCTATCTATTAATAAAAAATTAGTATTATCGAAATATTGAAAATATTCTAAAATATTTTTACCCAAAAACCCCGTATAACCAGTTATTACGACATTCATGCTTTTTCACCACATATCATAAATGAATTATTTAAATCAATCCCAGATTTAAATATATTTATATAACTTAAATGTATCATAACATCTTCGATTATCTGAGGTGAAAATATATGTAAATGTTTTTTATTATTCCATGGTCTCCAATACTCTTGAGAATAATCTGGTAAATATAAAAAAAGTATACCGCCGACACGTAAAACACTATACCAATATTCCATAACATATACCCAGTTTGGAATATGTTCTAAACAATGACTTGAAAATATATAATCAACATTATTTTCCGGTAAATTGGTTGCATTAAACCCGTTATTAAAATTTAAATCTATTGGTATAGAAGTAGGAAATGCCCATTCTTTTTTCATACACCCAATATCATACCCTTTACCATTACACATTGTTTGCGCGTATGGTATTGCAAATTTAGCAGCATAACCACTAGACTGGAATAGTGGATATTTTTTATTTTTATAAATTAAAGTTTTCAAAATTTTTCTATCCCGGCAATCATACCATATTTATCAAATATAGGTTTTCCATCCCATTTATGTATAAACTTAACATAATTTCTATTTTCTGAAATTTTTTGTCTTTCAGACGTTACGCCATTATTTTCTTCAAGTCTATGAGAACCTCTTCCACCAAAATGCCACACTACCGATTTAATTGGCATTATAAACCTAACTCCGCGTTGTAACATACGTAAAAATAAATCCATGTCATCCCAACTTGTTGGTGCAAATATTGGGTCATTTCCACCAACTTCATCCCAAACAGATTTTTTAACTAAACCACTAACACCCTCACCCTTAGGTATTTCAAAATCACCCATATTAGTCAGATTAATAGACCATTCATCAAATAAAGATGAATTAAAATTATACCAATATGAACCAAATACATCTCTATCTACAAAATATGTACCAGGTCTAATTGTTGAATTAAATATATTAGGTTCAACTCTAAACGAATTTACCCATAGCTTTTCATCTGGATATTTGTCATGTATTTTTAATAATTCTAAATCCCAATCTCTAGTTACATAAAAATCTGAATGTAGAAAATTTATATATTTAGTTTTAACTTTATCTGCACAAAAATTCATACCTCCACCAATACCAACTGGTATTTCATTTTTTTCTATGTAATATTGTAAATTGTATTGACCACAATATTCGCCTAACCATTCATCTGTACCATCTGTACAATTTTCAGCATGAATAATAAAAGGTGCATCTTTAAAATAACTATTTTTTCTAACCGATTTAATTGCTATTTTTAGATATTCTAGATTATTATAAGTTGATATGCAAAATGTTAAATCATTCATAATGTATTATAAAAATTATTTTGTTGTTCTTGTCGTTTAATATCTTTAATATGATATATAGAATATTCTTCTAAATCTGGTAATTTACCTATCACACGCCCACCCATAAGTTGTTCGTGAACTTTCTTATCCCAATATATATCTGCTCTATTTTTATATATTCTGCATTGCGGATCATTCGGCCAGTTTATCCAACCTTGGCTGTTAACCTTCCAACCCCATTTACTAATATGTTCTTCTGTAATTCCAGTTACAATATTAATTCTTGGTACCCATATTGCATCTAATGTAGTATTATTACTTAATATTTTAGGTAAATTTGTTAATAACCACTCATGTGGTAATTCATCTGCGTCAATATTAAATATCCAATCTTTCACACAAACTGAATTCATATAATTTTTCATTTTAGAAAAATCATTATCAAATTTAAATATGTATTTTGTAACTCGTTCTTCATTAGCCAGATATTCTCTAACACTACGATCATGTGTAGTTATATCTTGAAGGATTACTATTTCATCATCAGTTGATTTATATCTTAATAATAATTCAACTAGTGCTTTAATTTCATCTATTTCATCTTTAACAGTTATTGCAAAACTGATACTCATAATACTTCTTTGTATTTACTAAATACATAATTTACTTTATTAAGATTACCAATTTTAACAATATCATATGTTCTATAACAATTAATACCATTTAAATATTTTTTAATAAATGGTTTTAATCTAATATCATAAAATGACATTGGAGTTTGAGAATTTTTACTTAACTCTCTCAATGATATAACCAAATCATTTGGTGTACCAGGTTCTACTTCTTCAGCTTCAGATATAATAAAATCTTTTAATTTATTAAATAACCTTGGATTTATATAATCAACAACAAGACCATGCAATTTTCCCTGATATCGCGGATTTAAAACGAATACATGTGGGTATTTATTTGTTTCGCTTGGATATGAAAACCGAATTACATTTCCCATTTTAATGTAATTAAATTTAGATACTGTATATCCTTTAATCTTAGTCCTGTGTTCATTAATAAAACTATTCATATTAATCTACTGTTATCATTTTATCTATTGTAAATAATTTCTTGCATGCTTCTAAAAAATCTAGTTTATCAAATTTTTCCATTTTATCAACTGCAAATCTAGTCTTATATTCTGTACCATATTTTTCTTTTTCATCTTCTTCTATTTTTATAATTGGTACATAAGCCCAATACCAATTATCAACAGTGCCTTCTGGAAATAAGGCACCTGTTACATGCAAAAATATAACAGGAAACCAATAAAGACCTGTAGACTCATCAAAATAATTCAGGTTAACAACTAATTGTTTATCATTAGTTGTAAAAAATGAATTTAAAGATTCACTACCAATTGTAAATAATGAATTAGAACTATATCCACACTTAACACATAAATAACTATATACAACACTAGTATTAGATTTGTGTTTTACTTCTTCTGTTATAACATTATTAGTGGAACAACACGGGCATAATGTTTTTTCCATATTAATCCATTAATAATTGTTTTATTGGTACATATTGTGATATAAAAACATTTTCTTTTAATAATACTTGTTTGATTATTGTATCTGTTGATGCATTAAAATAGCTTACTAATATATCATCTTCATTTGCAACTACTTCATTCGAGTCTTGTGATTCATTTAGAATCATCTTTATAGTACGTTTTGTTAATATTCTTTCAGCATATACAACTGCATTAGTTGTTAAATGTTTATATTTTAGTTTATTCATTTATTTTCTCTATTTTAGTTAGTTTTGGAAGTTTAGGAAATTTGAGTTCAGGTAGTATCATCTCTTGGAATACAGGTATATTTTTTATATTTTCATTTAATATTCTTTCAAGTTCGTCTGTCATTTTATCTAATGTAAATTTATTTAATGTATTTTTAGCTAAATTTTTAGCTCTGTGTGTGAATGAACTAGGATTTTTCCATACTTGGCGTAATGCATTAGATGCAACTTGATAATTAACAGTAAACCACGTTGAATCTTTTTCAATAACACCTTGCCAAACTGCCGACGAATGAACTGGTTCAACAGAACCTGGTAATAAAATACAATCAGTAGATGGTAAGAAGTCTGTGTGACCACTAAACCCACTAGCTATTATAATTTTCTCACTTAAACTTGCTTCTAATAACGGTCTGCCAAAACCTTCGCCTTTAGTAAAGGTAACATGTGCTTTAACTTTAGAATGATTATATAGTGAATTTATTTCATTTGAAGTTAAATCACCAAAAATAACATAAACATTAGGTATATGTTGATTATTTTCCAATTTCACACTTGACTTAATTGCATTTATTTTTGTATATATTTCTTCTCTTTCTATTTTAGAAAATACAGATCCAGTTTTTAATAATAATGCAGGCGGGTTAGGAGTAATCTTAAATGTTTCCATAAATACTTTAATTAACATTCCAACATCTTTTCTATCTTGTCCTATATCACCATTTAACCAATGCCCTACAAATAAAAATACAAAGTCTTCTTTAATTTTATTCAAATCAAATTTAATATCAGTTACAGTATTATTTGATTTACCATATACCTTATCGTCTACACCTTCAAATAAAACAAAGATAGGTTTAACACATTTTAGTGTTTCTCCAACATTTTTACCATTAATTTGCTTTATATAATTTGTATTTTCAAATACACTTTTAGCAAAATTTGATGGGACAATATTAAAATTCATACGGTTCATACCTTCAATCCATTGAGCTGAACACATCGTAGTTTCAATACCTGCTGTAATTCCAATATTAAAATTTGCAATGCCAGAGTTAAATTCATTTGGTACAGTTAGTTGAATAGATATATCGGGTTTTCTATCTAAATGTGGTATCTTTAAAATTAAATTTAATATATCATCATCTATACCTTCTTTAAGTACATTTAATGGAGTCATACCCCATTTAATAGGTAAAACATGTATTTCATATTTATCAGTTTTTTTATTTATTTTTATCAATGACCTCAAAATATCACGAGAATGTTCCCCATATCCAGATCTAGAATTTACAGGTGCAATAAAAAGTAATAGTTGTTTAGTTATCATATTTTCTGTCCAATATTACTGATGGGTTATTTATTAATTTATTTAATGTTTTGTTAAGATCTGTTATTTCTAAATTTTGGATATTTATAATTGGGTCCAATTTATTATTTAAACTAAATATACATTTAATAAAATACAACCATTTATATACTTTAAATTTAATAGACATGTGTAATAAATTAAAAGTTATATATAACCAAACATTTTTTAATTTTTCACTTAATTTTTTTTTCATTCAAACCTCAACATTTCATATCGGGGTTGTGGTGTCCAATTATTTAACACAAATTCTATATCAGACATAAATGTATTACACATTGATTCTGTACTCATTTTAGATTCTTTAGATAACATAAATTTGCGACCTTCTTTACCGTTTTTATCTCTAACCTGTTTTCCTATAGAAAATACATTATCTAATGCAAAGGTTATATCATGTATTGAAGTATGGTCATCAAATATATAAGGGGTTGGTGGAGAACCTGTTAAATTGTGTACAACCGGATATATGGGTATTGCCCAATCGCCGTGAGTTTTTATTAATGCATTATGATTAGATGGCCAAGTTTTTGTAAAACATAACAAATGCCCTGCGTCATCTCTAAATCCCATTTGGTCTTGAAGACCTCCAGTAACCGTAGCAATTATCATTGTTTCGGCCATAAGTGATTCGGCAGTGGATAAACCAAAACCTTCAGCAAAAGCTACATTAATAGTTACATCACTAATATTATAAAGAAAATTTAATTCTTTAGGATGTAATCTATCTTCATGAAAAATAACATTATAGTCTTTACATACTGCATTTTTAACTGCAAATAAATCAGTACCATTAGGATCTATTGTCTGAGTATGTAATACTAATGCAAACTTACTATTTATTTCTTTAGAATATTTTTTACAAAAATCATTAAATGCTAATATTATATTACTTGTATTTTTTCTTCTTATATTTCTGTTATTAAAAAGAATAACAAATTCATAATCTTTATTATTGAATAGTTTATTTCTAAATTCTATTAATTCTTTATATTCTAAATCTTCAGGTTGAATTTTATAATATTCAGTTGGGTTAATACCATGTGGTATATATGATAGATATGGCTTACTCATTGACATCCCTTATAATTGTAAAATTATCTTCACCTAGAACAACTTTATTAATATTAAATGTTTGACGCGATATTGAAAACAATGCATCACATGATTCATAATACGCTTTATTATACATTGGGTATGGTAAATTATCCCATATATTATAATAAAGAATAGGAATCTTTTGTCTAATTTCATGAGCCATCTGATATAACCAAATAAATTGTCTAGGATCTGTAAAATGCATTAGTGCATCAAATTTAAATTCAGTCATCAATGCTCTAATTAAATCAGGATCACCATATCCATTATATGGTTGAATATATATTTGAGAATCATTTATACCTATATGTTTATTTACATCTTCAGATATATCTATCCGTTTGCCTGTGTCTGGATGATTAATTGCTGCACCAACTTGATACCAATTGTATCTATGTGCAGTACCTAGAACAAATTGTCTAGACATTGTACCTATACCAGAAAACAATCTCAAGTCATCAGACAATAAAAGTATATTTTTTCTTTGTAATTTAGGTATATGTTCGTAACCATTAATCATTTATATAACTCCGATTTTAATAATAAATATGATAGGTATTTCTATATTTTAACAATAACATATTTTTTATTATTCTTTTTACATAATTCTATTATATTAGTAACCGTAGGATCTAATTGTTTAGAATAATCAAATATAATAATGTTATCAGATACTTTTACAAACTTATTGTATGCAATAAAGTAATATTTACTATTAAACTGTTTATTATACATAAAAGGTTGTTCACGACAATATTGATTCCATCTCTCGTGGTATGGAAGTATTTCACTATATTTTAAATCAAAAAATAAAGAATATTCTTTGATAAATTTGTCTGCTCCAAATTTTTTTCCTGTGCATATAATTTGAGTATCATCTGTTGGAAGTTCGCTTTTTATCATCCACATCATATCTTTTACTTCCTGCCTTTTTGTAAAATATATGCTTCCCATCATTCCGATTTTCATTAATAGATTCCTTGTGATTTAATAACGCTTTAATAGCACTAAAAAGTTGTACTAAATTAGTAATAAACGAATTGTAATCTGTATAAGTAAAATAGAATTTAGATGAATGACTATACTCATTATTTGTATCATGATGTAAATCGAATGTATATAAACTATAATCTATATTATTTGTAATTACAATATTTTTATTAATAATTTGGTCGCGTATATTATTATAAATAGAGTTAATAGTATCTAAATACAATATAAATTTAACAGGTATAGTTGACTCTAAACCTTCTAAAAAATATTCTATATATTGTAAAAATTCAGTATTATTTACTACATTACTTATTATTTCTATTCTGATTGTAATTACATTTTTATTCATTATACTCCTACATTACAAATTTCTTTGTTGTTTTTAAATGGACAATATTCACACGATTTTTTAGAAGGGGTTGGAAGATATTCAATATCAACGTTGTATTCACCATTCTTAGTAACAGTATTAGAAAAATTCATAAATTCGTCAAATATTTTATTAAGTACAATTTTACCAGACGGCGGTTCAAATTTTTGTACTCGTTTTCTAGCATTTGCAAATTCCGATAGTTCATTTACCTTTTGTTTTAATATTAAAAATTCTATATCTATGTTTTTAATAGGTGTACCAAATTGCATAGAATACATGTATTTATAAAGTTGTAATTGTCCTTTTTTCATTAGATCTTTTTTTGCATTTTCATGCCATCCCCTATATGATTTTTTAAAATCAATAATCTTTATTACACTTTGGTCTCTATCCTCAATAACTATATCCATTTTACCAATAAATTGACTACCATTCCCTAAATCAGTTTCTAATGGTATTTCACATCCGTGTAAGACCATATTTTTTTTACCAAAATATAAAGAAACATTTTTTCTAAACCAAGTTAGAATTTTCATACCATCTTCATAAAATTCCATCAATTCTGCCTGAGTAATAGAATTTTCTATTCCTTCCGTCTCACATATTTCCATTTCTTTCAACATGTTCTTAAGAAGCATTTCATGAAGATTTAATTCATTTGATTCTCTAATGGTTTTATTATAATAAAATGTAAGATAATCTTGTAACGTTATATGAAGTGCAGTACCAAATAATGAATGTATGTTCTGAGTTTTGGTTTTTACTTTATCTATATAAGCTACTTTCCAATGATATGGGCATGCCTTCCATGTATTAAATTGAGAATAGGATAGGCGTATCACTATTTACCCCATTTCTTAGACGACACTATAAGAGCTATTTTAGAATAAACACTCATGTCCAAAAAAGAATCTTCAACAGATTCGTTTAAGGTTTTATTTTTTTTAAGAATTAAATTAACTAATCTATTAATTTTATCATTCAATCTTACAACAATACCTGTTAAACTTAATCTAAGATCTTGTTCATCGTTTAAATCTGAATTAAATGTAATATTACTTGGACCATAGTCATTTTGTTTTCTGAGGAACATTAAATATTGAGTTGTGCAAATACGTTTAAATTCTTCCGTCATCTGTGGATATTTAGTTTCCATATTGTGGACGAGTTCAATATCCTCCGGTGATAATGATAATTTAAAATTTACAAATTCATCACTTGGTAATGTATGAAGTTGGGTAGATTGTAAATTATTATCAACATTAGAATTTACTTTACAATCTGAATCAAATTCAAGTACACCTGTTATGCTTGTATTAACATTATTTCTTATTTGTTTATTCATTTGAGTCTCCGCGTATTTTAATTAATTTGCGTATTTTAATTTTATTTTTTGTTATATAATCTTGCATCATATTACTTTTTGTACTTAGATCATAATCAACATCATAATTAATCGTTGTTATTCCAACATGTAATATATTTTTTAAACACTGATTACAAGGATGAACAGTTGTATATAATGTCGACCCATCTAAAGATATACCATGTTTACTTGCATATAAAATCACATTCATCTCTGCATGTATTTCATGGTCATTACTCCAACAATGATGTAAATTTCTATCTGTTAATTTATTATAATTAGGAAATAACTCACAACAGTTCATCATTCCCACCAAACTTCCATTATATCCGGTTGAAACAATTCTTCCATCTTTAACCGCGATAGCACCAACTTTGTGTGATACACAATTTGATAAAGATGCAAATTGATACGCAATATTCATAAACACATGATCAAGTTTAATTTGTTTATCTGTTGTCATTTGATTTTTAAATACTTAATAATATTATTTATAAGATCGTCATTAGTGTATTCAGGAAGTAATACATTACGTGTATTTAATGCGTATAACAATTTATCGGATGGTTTACAATATTTATCTATCAGATTATATTTCACGAGTGGTGTTGAATCTGGAATAAAAGGATGTAATAACATTTGTTCTATATTATTAAAATCTTTTTCATAAATATGTTCACTTAATACATAGTGTACGTACTTACCTAAAGTCAAATCAGGATAATATTCCTGTAAATGTAATAACACTTGCTGCATTAATATAGTAAAAAATGGCATATCATATGTTATTCCAAACCATACATCTTGTGACCTCATTGTTGTAGTAAAATTTAATTTATTATTTCTAATATTAAATATTCCATTTAACGTACATACAAAATCTTTATTACCTTTATATGAATGAACAGGTTTATTAAATCGTAGAATTGATTGTCTGGAATCCTTATCATTAATTAAGGACTCAAGTGCCCACCCATATTCAGAATATCCATGTTCATTTTTCTGAGTAAATAATAAATTACCATATGCGCTATTCAAAATTCCGTCGTTTGTTAGTTTATTCCAAAATTTAGAATAATTTGATATAAAATCTAAATCATTACGACCTAAAAAATACCAAAGTAATTCTGGATATAAATAATTTGGGTTTGGACTTCTATGTACATTGGTAAATAAATTTGATGTTGGATCAGTTAATGTAATTTCTAAATTAGTTTGTTCTTTTATTTTCATACCTCGAGGTGATGAAATATATTCTGGATTTAAATAAATACTTTTTATTAATTGTTCATAAATTTCTGCAAATGTACTACCTTGTATTTTCATAATTCTTCATATTCCTTAATAGTATTAAACGCATTTATAGATGAATATTCTGGAAAAATTGAATTAAACGTATTTGGATAAAAATTAAATAATTGGATAAAATCTATTTCAGGATATATATTATTAAATATAGTAGAAGTACTCTTCGATACATATATAGACAATAAGTTAAATATATGTTTTATATTAAATAAAAAAAATGAATAATCATGATAACCTGATTCAATACCTGAAGGGTGATAGGCGCCTGTAATCAAACTTGTATGTGGATCAACGACAAATTTCATATAACATTTATCTTCTCTTTTTAATGGTACAGTCATTATATTATTATACGCATTGTCTGTTAACCTATATAAATCAATATTATCTTGTATTGAATCACCCCACATTAAAAAACACTTGTCATCATCATTTATATATAAATGCTTTATCGCCTCGTATACTGCATGACCAGTACCTTTGCCCGATATAATATCAACAATTGTAATATTAATATTATTATGTAATTTTAAAATTTTTATAATATTACTATTATCAGTTTCACTATTTAATACTACTACAACGTGACACCCCCACGCGTGCGCAATTTCTATATTTTTTTCTAAAATAGTTTTTGTAGTATCTTTTTTATATGGGTATAAACACTTAGGTATATTAGAATCAAACCGGGTTTGTTTACCTGCTGCCAAAATTATTGCAAATGATGTCAATTACATGCCTCAATAAATAATAATGTTTCTACTAAACTTTTTACATTAACTCCGTATTTACATTTTTTTGCAATTTTACTGTCATTTGAATACGGGTTATTTACTCCATCTCCAATATAAATTGAAAATTTTAAATTTATAAACTTATCTAAATTTTGTTTTAAATAATCTGAATAAATAAAATCAATTGATGTCTTACCTAAACAATATGTTAGAATATGTTGTTGTCCATGTGCAATATCATAATTTAGTAATTTTCTATTTAAATCAGAACTTATCAAGTGTCTAGTATGTGTATTAACATGTTTAATTGTAGATATTATATCATTATGTCTATCACTTAATAATAAATTTTCTATTGGATACAATTTTTCATATTTATCTAATTGTGAAACTATGTCCTTGTTCAATAAAAACCCGGCGTAAAAATCAATGTCGTCACGGGTGTGGTCGGGATTATATACATTAGAAAGGAAAATATTTTTATGTTCCTTTAATTTAACGGTATGTTCTCTAATAACATAGTTACCAGTTGATATAAACAACTTGTCAGAATCTATTCTATCATTAATTATAGTAACAATTGTATCAGTACTTTCTGGATCAGTTAATGAATATATTGTGCCATCATAATCTAAAATTAAATTTAACTTGTGAATTTCATTTAAATCTACTAACCTATCAAAGAAGTAATAAGATAATAAACTATATAAAAATTTATCATAGTCAACTTTTAATATTTGTTTACCACTAATAATATTAGTATGGGTTTTGTGTAATAGTGTAAATTTATCTATTAAACCTTTGTTTTTATTAAATACCGAGTTACGATAGTATTCATCTAAATTACTATAATCACTAGTCATAAAATCAGTATCTGGTATATCATTAATATACATATACTTTTTACTATTTGATCTTGTAACCAAATCTAAAATATTGTAATTTAAGAATGTAGGATTTAATGAACTATACAATGTGCCTGGACATATTAACATTAAATCACAATTTAAAATATAATTTTTAACATTATTATCTATATAATAATTTAATGGAGTTTTATGTTGTTCAAATGAGTCAATACTCTGTTCAACAATATTATCATATCCTACAACTTTATAATGATTTTTAAAATCAATGACATCTGGGGTTTCACGTGAAAGTGTCATACCTCTTTCTGTCCTAGATATTAATCTAGCACTATCATTTAATGACGTTATGACACTATTGGGTCCTAAACAAAATATAGAATGTGAAATTGAATCTAATAAATCCTGAAGACTACTTGTAGAATATAACTCCATTATACCATAAAACATATTTGATAAATTAAAACTGTCATGCGGGGTATTTGTATATACTTTTTCAGCAAAATGTTTTAATGAATCAATAATAATATGTAATATTTTAATACCATCTGTTGTAAAGTGATATGGTTCATTTATATGATGTTTGTGTGCTTCCAGTAAAGTCCAAATATGTGTTGCTAATGTATCTATGTATATTGTACTACTAGCAAACGAGTGACGCTTTTCAAATAAAAGATAATAAATTTCTCTTACATAATCTGGTAATTTATCACCATATAATTGTAAAAACATATTATATTGATTTTTTCTACCATCACCTAAACATGATACACCAAGTTTATCTCTAACTATACCATAAGAAGCACCGTCGTCAAATGGATTAAATAATACTTTAATTTGAATATTCTTTTTATATACTTCTTTTTCCCATATCTTCTTAATAAAATCAGATGACCCATGCCCGCCTGAAATTAATAAAATTTTAAATGGATGTTTAGAACTAGTAAAAAAATCTTTTGGAATATTAATCATTATAACCTTCTATCAATCTAATTATAATATAATGATGTAAAACTGAGTGTAGAGATTCGGCAGTATAAATATCATTAGTATGGATGTGCATATGATGGTGTGGAGATACTAATGTGCATATTTCACCACCATTAAACGCTGTCATTATATAAACACATTGTCGTAATTCATAAGGAATATATTTTATTGCATTAACAACATTTTTAGAATTACCACTACATGATATTGCAAATAATAAATCATGGGATGGATCAAAGTTATGAGCTTCAAGTTGTTGTGTAAATATTGTTTCATACCCATCATCATTAGCTAAAGCTGTAATAAATGCAGTATTATCACATAATGAAATAGCAGTAGTCCTCTGAATTGAAAATATTTTTAAACTAGGTTGTGTTGCTTTATTAATATCTTGAGCAAAATGAGATGCTAATGATGCAGAACCACCGTTACCTATAAAAAATATACGTTTTGCCATTTTTGCATCTACTATAAAATTATCAACTGCAGTTTCAAATAATGAATCAGTATAAATCTTATTCATGTATTCAATATATGTATTAAATTTCATTATGTTAAATTTCCTATCATGTCTGTTAAATCATCTATATATTGTTGTTTATTAATTGATACACAATCATATTGGGCATCACAAATATCTTTTAATCTGTCGGGATGTTCTTTTATCATATCTAAAACACGTATAACTTCTTCTCTGTCTTTGACATACAGCATATCAAAAAAAGTATCATGACTATATACTAACCTCATAGGATCTAAATCTAAATCGATAAAATTAATAGTGTTTGATAAAATATTCTCATATACTCTTTGTGCTAAATTTTTACCTTCATACCATTTATCTCCTATGACTACTGTACCTAAAGATTTTTCCATTCTATATCTTACATGATTATGAGGTACTCCAGAAGTAAATTTAGGACTTGTTAGATTTATAATTTTTTTAGAAGTAAAATTATCAAGTTTAATTTTACCAAATATGTCTATGTTATAGTTATCTGGATATCCAAAATAAAATTTTATAAGTTTATCTTCGCGTTTTTTATTTCTAAATGTTCCACCGTATGATAAATCTACAAGTCTAGGATTATTATTAAATGTTAATCTATCATAGTATGCCAAATGCATCTTATATAAAGGATAGTGTACTATGTATTTGTGTTTGACTCCAGTCTTTTGTAAAATTGTATCTACTGCCTGAAGATTATAAGGTTGAGAAATATAAATAATATCATCTCGTTCTATAAACATTTCTTTTTCTGTGTATTTATCTGACCAGTTATATTTATCTTGTTTAATTTTAATGCCATCCCAGTATTGTTTTAGTGGTAACATAGGATCAAATAACATGTAAATAACTTTACCTTTAAATGAATTTATAATTTTTAAATTGTCCATTTCAACAGTTGAAGTTAAACCACCATAAAAATTAATATTACCATTTATAACAATTAGAGCATCATATTGAGTATTTGGGTCAAATGTAGAAGAATCATGAAATATAACATCTTTAATTAAGATGTCTTTATTACACAATTTTGTATAACAATGTACTTCGTTACCACCTTTTACTAAAAGATCTACAGCAATTAATACTTCTCCACCTATAGCGCCATCACCATTACCATTAATTCTTCCACCGAATTTAATTACGGCAAGTTTCATTTTATTCTTCACTTGTTATTCCATTTAAATCATTTAATATTTCATTATGAATTTCAGTAATAGACCTACCATTTACATCTATTAAAAATTTATTTTTTATTTGACTTTTAAAATATGCTTCTATAAACATATTTTTTTCTAATATTTTAGAATGGAGTTTGTTAGAAAATGATTTACCATCTTCTCTTTCAATTAATTTATTTGGATCATCAACCATTAAAAACAAAACTATACTTTTAAATCCACTAGTATTTAAAAATCTATTTTCAATTTCAAAAATAAATTCGCCTGAATAGTTTCTGTAAATAGGTGAATAAACATATTCTCCTAAATGAGCTCTATCAAATATGATATTTCTATTAAACTTAAATGCTTCATCCACCAGATGAAACATATCATTATATAATATTCTACTAAATTGTTTAGATTCATCATTAGATATACCGAGTACGTTAGAAAAATGAATGGTATATGTTGGATGTTTTATTAAGTTTTTCATTAATAATTTTATTTGAGTTGATTTACCTACGTTATCAGGTCCTTCAATTATAATAACCATTTAATTTCCTTATGTATATAAATATGTCTGATATATCCAATATTACTTATTTGTTGAACCAAAACCACCTGTACCTCGTTCAGATTTAGCCGGATATAATTCATCTAATGAAGTTAATTCAAATACATCTTCTATTAATACAGGTATTAAAATAAATTGAATTATTTTATCATTCGGTTTTATTAATACATTTTCTAAACTTGTATTAACAAGACTTAAATGTATTTCACCTTGATAATCATCGTCAACTACTTCTGCCCCATGATCTAATCCGGTTTTAACTGATACCCCACTTTTATTAAATGCAATAAGGGCATATGATTTAGGAAATTTCACATGTACACCAGATGGAATTAATACACGTGTGTGAGGTTTAAGTTCTATACATTCTGAATTAATATCAATATCAAAGCGTATGTCAACTGTAGGATTTTTAGCTTTAAAATCATCCTTAAATTTTTGATCAAATTCAGGAACAAAAAAATCCAAGCCCGCAGACCCAGGTGTTCCTCTATGAGGAGTTTTAACATTTCTAACTTTAACTATTTTCATTTTTTTCTTTCTTTTTATTTATAAATATAATTCGATCATCGTAAATAGGTTCTAATTCTTTTTTAACTTCTGACCATTTTAATTTTCCGTTTGAACATCCAGGACGGGGTAAATAAATTTCTTTTATATTAAATAAAGGTGAATTTAAAATGTTTTTTAATTCATTAAACGATTTCTTAATTAATTCTATATCTGCCGTCTCATACCAAAAATGTTTAACTGGAAATGTTATAATTTTATAGTCCGGAAATACAAATACTCTGTTATTGTATTTTTTAATAGCGGATCCAAGTTGTGTGGGTAAATTCGAATATCGATTTTTTGCCTCTAATGCAACTCCTCTGCCCATAACACATTTACCTGATGTAGTTACATAACCATTTGTAGTTATACATGTCCATTTTTTATTTTTCCAAAGTTCACGTATATCTATTTCTAGTTCTTTCATCGTTTCTTTTTCTTTTTAGGTTTAAGTTTTTTAGTTTCAATTTCACCACCCATTATTTCTATAATATTAGAAATTGTTGTTTGATCTAATATTTTATAAATATCTTTTGCTTCGCGTTTAGAGCATTCATAATATTTACATAATATGTGTAAGATGTTATTTATGTTATCATCACCTTTATCTCTCTTAATATACTTAATGAACCTATTTCCTTTAGGAATATAAGATATTAACAATTTATAAACATGTTCATCTTCTAATGAATGACAATGTGTTTGTAAAATATCTACAATATTAATCCAGTCTGGATTCATAGATAAATATCTTAACATCATATAAGTATTCCAATTTTTTCTACTTGGTTCATCTAAAGTTTTCCAATAATTTTTATCTTGAATTTTAGTAACCTGGTTGAGATGATCAAAGAAATTTTTACTCATTATAATGTAAGACTACTCTTAGGAATTTCTGGTTCAACTGTAGTATTGGTTAATATTCCAAGCGAATCAAATTCTTTGTTTACATGCCCACAAGTTTCACATGCAAATAATTCTACTGGAAAAAATTGAACACGTGCTTGACCAGATAATATAGGTGATACACGTTTCATAATATAAACAACCTTGAAGGTCATACCATTACATTTTTCACAATACTCAGATGGTAATGTACGAGGATCTAAATTCATTTTCTGTTGCATATTATTCCTTATGATTTATGTGGAAGTGGTGTACCATATACACCTTGTGTTTTTCTAATATTACTTCTCTTTTCAACCCACATCAACGCTTCTTCTAATTTAGTAATTACTATTGCATTTTCTCTACTTGGTAATTTTTCATCAAGGGTTTTAAGACGATCAATCATTACCTTTAATACTTCTTCATTTGTTGTTCCATCTTTAATTGTGACAAATTTATCTTCTATTTTTTCTTTTTGAATAAATTGTAGATATTGAGGATTAGTATCTTCTAATGACTCTAAAATATATAGATGTCCAGGAGTAACTACATTCATATTGGTTCCTTTATTTTTTTGGTTTTGAATATCCATCTTTAAACCAACCACTTCCATTTAATTTAAATGAAACGTTAGTTATTAATTTTCTCATTTGTTTTTTACATTTTTTACAATTGACAGGAGATTCATCTTTAATACTTTTAACTACTTCAATGACATAATTACAATCATCACATTTATAATCATAAAATGGCATAATTTTTCTTATATGCTAAAATCATCATATATTTCCATTATATATCCAATAACCTTACAATACACGACATAAAGCAAATTTCTTTATCTATCACAAGAGCATCTCTGTATTGTTGATCTGATATAATTAATATACCATCCCCGACGTCTGATACTATACTATCAATATTATCATATAACAGTCTGTATATATCATTAAATTCTTTTACTTGATTATTTAATACAAGTTTTCTGATTTTTTCAAACTTATCTTTCATAGGAGATTTAGATATTAATATATCTAATATTTTAAGTCTATAATCTGATTCAATAATTAAATTAACATCTACATTCAATTTATTATCTATTGTGCATTTTTGTACTTCATTTATAATTCTTCTCAAATCTGGAAAATGAGAATTAATTATAGGAACCAAATCTTCAGGATTATATGATATTGATTCCAATTTTAATATTGTATCTAATCTGGCCATTACTAAAGGTTTAGATAATGGTCTAAGTTCTAACATTACACATCTAGATCTTAATGGTTCAATTATTCTATTTTGGTAATTTGCAGTAAGAATAAATCTAGTATTAACCGAAGTTGATTCCATTAAATTTCTAAGAGCTGCTTGTGAACTTAAAGATAAATAATCTGCTTCATCTAAAATGACAATTTTAATATGAGATTCTGACATTGACATTGCAAATCGTTTTACTTTAGTTCTAACAGTCTCAACATCATTTTCATCAGAAGCATTTATATATAAATAATCACACCCAATTTGTTCAACTAATAATTTAGCTGCAGTTGTTTTTCCTGTACCTGGACCACCATATAACAACAGATGAGGAATATCTTTTGATTTAATATAATTAAATAACAGTTTAATTACATTTTCATTACCAACAAAATCTTCTAATGTATGTGGTCTATATTTTTCTACGAATAATGTATTTTCTTTTGTCATATTAATTACTCAATGCTACTAAATAATAGTCTGCATCTGTTAAAGTGTTACTAAATTTTAAACTCATAAGACCTACGTTATAAATAATTACATCACATGAATCATATTCTCTATTTGCATCTATAATATTTTTAAGTGTATTAGAAAAAAATTCAATAGCACTAATATCTATGTCCACGTCTGGAACATTAAAAGAAAAGGCAACTGTATTATCATCTATAGAATTAGAGTATACTGAACCTATTGTAGAATTTTCTTTAAATGATAATATAACTTTACCTTCCAGTGAATCTGTTGTAATACTAAATTTTTCACATTTATTTAATGATGCAACACACTTACTGATTTTAGATAAAATATCAGATGTTAAATTTAATTTAATAAAATTATTGTTTGGTTTATTTACGTTTGGATCTACTGAGTTTACTAATGCCGGATCTGCAAGAACAATTTTAAGTAAAACTTTTTCATCATTTAATTCTAAAATTTTACATCTATCACCAGATTTTTTTAAACTAAATTCAACATCTTCATCTAAAATAGTCAATACTTTTAATAATTGAGAAGTATCTGTAATTGCAAAATTTGAATTATCATATTGAAAATCTTTATTTACTATTCTACCTTTCAATGAATAATCATCTAAGATAAAATTAGTAGTCATCATATTATTATCGATATTAATAATTGCAGATTCAATTGTTGAATTAAGATTATATTTCTTTATAAGTGAAATAAAATCTGATTTTTTTATTTTTGACATTGTGTTCCTATTAATTTATATTAAAAAATCTACTTGCTTTGACTTGCATTTTATTTGGAAATTTCCAATTCATTGCTTCAAAAATATTTTCTAATTTTGATTTCAATTCACATTCATACATAGCTTGCTTATCTATATATTGATCAATGAACTTTATGATTTCAGGTGGATCATTGAATCCTTTAAATGCTATTTTATCTAACCCAAGCCTATTTTTTCTAAGATAACACCATTTAACTTTATCTTTATTTCTAATAAAATTATATTTTGTTTCTAAATTATAATGTCTAATTAAATCATTATAAGCTATAGCAGCTTTTACATGTGCAGGTGTACCCTTTTTAATTGGACTAAATATTCTTTCATTATAGAATAAATCTGTCGATGAAGAAGAATATTTTGTAATATCACTTATAGAAGTATTTTTACATATTTTACTTACTTCAATATTAATAAGATTATCTTCTAAAGATAATATTTCAGCGTCAATTTGTTCCTTAGGAATTTTTTCTAAAATATTCTTAATTGTCTTTTCCATAAATCCAGCAAATGCCGGTGGGAAAGAAGATCTAACTGTATCTAATCCAGTTACTTTTAATTTATTAATTAATATACCTTCTCTACTTAAAACGAATAATGCATATCGTTTTTTAGCTGTCCATAACCCTGATAAACATATTAATTCTTGTTTAATTTGAAACCTATGTTTACCTGATGTTATAAATAACTGGTCAGTAGCTAATAAATCATAACTATCATTTATATATTTTTGAACATTATTAACTATTTCGGCCACATTTGTAATAGTTTTCTTTGTATCTGTTGGGTCTGCATCTGGATATAATTTATCTAATAATGGCTTAGCACTAACAAATACAGAATCAGTATCTATATATACTACATGATCTTCATTAGTACTCAATATATTTTTATAATATTCATTAACCTTAGCTGCAGAAGATTTAATTATAGTCTGGCCTGTAAGTGTAACTGCAGTAGCATTATCTAAATCATAGAATCTAAATACAGGTAATCCTAGTACTCCATATAATGAATTTAACAATACCTTTTGGATATTTTGTAATTTATCATAAAAGTCATATTTTTCTTTATTATTAGACTTACCGTATTTTTTCATTAGGTTTTTATATTCAACTCTTTCGTCGAACCATTTTGATAAAATACTAGGAATAACACCGTATTCAGAATGTGGTTTATAAATAATTCCGTTAGATGAAATTGAACATTTCGAATCAGTTAATAATTCTACTAATCCATCTGTATTTAATTCTATATCAGATGATGCATCGGCCCGTGTAGCAGAAACAGTCCATTTACGTTCTTTTTTACTATGAAAATCAAGTTCATTCCAGTTTACTACTTTACCTAATTTAGTTTCAGGTGATATATTTAATGACATAATTATTGAAGGATATAGAGATGTTAAATCTAAATCAAATACCCAATCATATAATCCAGGTATTGGTCGTTTAACATATGCACCTTCAAATTTACGAAGTGTTTGACCTTTCTGTGGTTTATTAGGAACAACTAAATTGTCCTTTTTAAGAAAACTTAATATTGCTCCTTCTAAATATTTAGATGGATAAAAAACATCTTCATATGGTATTTTTCCTTTATGAGAAAGACCAATTGCTAAATCTATAAGTTTCTTTTTATTATCAATTTCAACAACTAACTTAACATCATTAATATTATATTCCAAAAATTTATTAATATCATCTCGATATAATGTTTCTAATGTTCCGTCAAATTCAATTTTACCATAACCTAATTCGTTTTTAGCTATTGAATCTAATCTATAATTTGCTTGTTCTGAAAATGTAAACTTTTTATATAAAGATAAATAATCTAATGTATTTAACCCAGCTATTATAAATCTTTCTTTAAATTCTGAGTATCTAATTATTCCAATTGGTGATAATTTATTCAACCATTCTGAACCTAAAAGTTTACTAATTCTTCTGACCAAATATGGTATATCAAAGAATTCTATATTCCATCCAGTAATAATTGTGGGTCTAAGTGATACAAAAGTATCTAACCAATCACATAATAGATCTTTTTCATTATTATAAAAATTAATATGAATATCTTTATTTTCAGAAATTTTGCTTGTGTCAATTGACCCATCATAATCTAATATAAATGCATGGTATTTATTTGTTTGACTATCGTGAATTGAAATTGCATTTACTACATCTTGTGCAAGATGCATATTTTCAAAACCGTGTTTTGTTTCAATTTCAATATCTAATGTCATTACTCTATTTTCAGGGTATTCATTATCTGGAAAATTGTAATACAAATCTATTAAAGTTCTATTTTCAGGAGAAACATCTGATTCCCATAACTGAGATTTCATATCATCAGTCCAAGATGTAATTCTAGATACTGTATTTCCAAATATAGTAGAATAATTTCCATCTGGATCTGAAATATACGCATACTTCCGATATGGAATATTTTTATATCCTAATTTATCATCCCACAAATGGATGCGATTCTTATTACGGTCATAATATATCGATGTGTAAATAGTTGTAACCTTTTAATGTTGTATATAAATAATAAAGTAATTTCTATAGTTTAAATAAAACAGAGTGCATCTTTGAACCACTTCGGGAATAGATAATTATTTTTATTATAGAAATATTCAAAATTACTATCTAAAATATATGTTGTACTGAAATCATCTTCGTTTCTAATAGATCTTCCGTATGCTTGAATAATTGTCTTTGCTGTTTCCCATGCATACCATCCTTCTACTCTTTCCATTTTTTCTTTAACATAATTGTCCCCTAAATATGGATATGGAACTTTTACTATAATTTGAAAACGCGAAAGTTCATCTACTAAGTCAATACCTTCGGTTAATGAAGGAGAAAGTAATACAGTAGGCTTTGGACTACTTTTATGTATGTTATACATTTCCATCCTATTAGAAGAATCATGACTTAAAATTCTATTATTTTTAAAATTCTTGTTAATATAATTTACTATTTTATAAGAATTACAATGTATGATCCCCTTTTGGTTTGCATGTTCTTTTTCGACAAGTTGTTTAATAGCGCGTGTTACGTTAGGTAATGATTTATCAATTTCTTTATACGTCATTGCCCCACTCTTAATAACAAAAATTCTCCTATTTTCAACTTTAAATGGAGATGGTAAAGATATAAAATCAACATCTGATGGTGTAATACCAATATTTTTACAATATGTATTCTTATCTAAAATAGTACCACTCATTAATAATATTTTATCTGCAGTTCTAAATAATTGGTCATGTGTAAATTTAGATGCAAATAATGGTTTAATAATTATTTTATTTTCTGCTTCAACATTACTCATAACCCATTCACTTGGTACAAATAATTTAATACATCTATATAATTGACGTATATATCTATCAATTTCATCTAATTGTTTTAATATTGTTTTTCCTTCACCACTACTAAGTAAAGTAGTTTTATCAATATTTTTTATTTTAATATCTAATGAAATTTTAACTTGTTCTAATTTAGGTAATAAAACTTCTTTACACCAATTTACTACATAAGGCAGTGTTCTATTATAACCAATCCAGTTTAATCCGTAATAAGTAATAATATATTTATCTAGAGTTACAGAAACAAAATCTGTAATATTATTTTCAATATTATGTGCTTCATCGATAACTAAAAGTTTTCTATTTTGAATATTCGCGGATGCGTATTCGGCATGGTTTAAAAAGAATTGAATATTAGTAACCGATACTTCACTTTCAATAAATGCATTTCTATCTTTAACATAAATACAATCACAATATGTGCTTTTGAAAATTTTGTTTATCCATGACCCAAGTTGGCATGATACTCCAATTTTCGTAACACACTCATAATTAGTTTTAGACCATATATTAGCCAGCCATTGAAATTCTTCTTTATATTGTTGTTGTAATATTTTCTGAGTAGTTAATAGCCATGTAGATTTTTGACCAGGGGAATACACATTTTCTTCAAAATATTTCGCAAGTGTAATTGCAATTGCCGATTTTCCAGTACCAACTGGAGCTTCAAGTATTACATATTTCTTATTGGAATTTATGAATGAATTTAGTGCAAAATTAATTGCCTCGACTTGTATAGGTCGAGGCAATTTGTGTGGAAAATATTTTATCCAATCAGACGTTTGAATTTGCATTTATTTTGTAACTTTTATTATATAGTGTAAATTTAATATTAATTTATGTTAAAGTAAATAGTTTATTTTAAAAATTTATTTTTTACTGCATTTATAGCAGCATCTAAATCTATTTTAATTTTTTTAATAGTTATTCCAAAATTTGTTTCTTTAGAGACCTTTAACTTTGTATCTAATTCTTTAATTAGGTCATACATCTTAGTTTTATATTCATTAATGTCATTCAATAAATCTTGAATTTCTAATAAGTAATCTCCAACTTTAGATTCTTTAATCAGCAATAAGTTTTTCATTTTCATTATCATTTCCTATTTGGTTATTTTGAAATAATCATTACTATTAAAAATAGTTTCTTCGGCCTTATTAACAAATTCTTGAGCTACTTTTTCAATGTCAGATTTTTTATAAATTTTAGTTTTATCTGTTGCACGAATCGTAATTGAATGTGAAAATTGGTATTTAAGTTTTTTATTTGGATTTAAGGTTTTAATATCCGAATCTGTACCGAATATAGCATAAATCGCTTCAAACCCGGGAAGAGAAATAGCCTTGGCCTTATTTAATACTTGTTTCTCCATAAAATATTTTCTTAATACATGAAACTGAAATGTATCAAAATCTATTTCCTTAGTGCTCAAGTCAGATGGATAATCAACTTTAATTGCATTAGGATTAAATATAATTTTATAATTAAAATCTACATCAAAAATTGCTGGCTTTTCGTCAAACGTCCAATGATAAAATGTTTTTGTATTTTTAGACTTTAATGGACCACCTTTAGAAAAATGTTCAGCTTCTTTAAGAGTTTTTTTCTTAGTTAGTGAACCATAGTATTTATCAAAAGCTTCTATAAACATTTCTTTCTCCGTTATAAATTATTAAACTTAATTATAAATATGTAAAATATAAAATTTTATTAAATTATTTCACATGAATTTCCTGCGCATGCTACTTCACCACGTAAATTTGTGTTATCATCAACTTCAACTATCTTATTAACATCTACATCTTTAAGAGTCAACATCATTTCATTGAATTTTTCTTCTGTAATACTTTCAAATGGTGCCTGTACATATGAACCACCATCATAATTTAATACACTTATACCTGTATAATTATTTCTATTGTCCCACATCCATTTTCCAACTTTATCCCATTCGTTATCTTTAATAGATACCGTTACACTTACATTATGAGAATTTGAACCCTTAATATGACCGGTTCTAATCCATTCCAAATTATATCTTTTAGTTCTTTCTAATAAATGCATCACATCTTCATTTCGCATAATTGAATTTTCAGGTGCGCGTTGTGGAACACTTATAATTGCTTGTGCTTTAGGTTTAAAATAATCATCTTCTATTAATTCAGGATGTTTCTTTGATAAATATCTATATATTGCTTCGTTTTTTCCAACACGTATTCTTCTAATAAAGAAGTAATCGTGCCAAGCATGTATACCACTAGCAGTACATAGTACCAACGAAGTCGTACCACTTGGTTTAACTGTAGTTGTTCTAGCTGCAGGATTAATACCTATTAATTTACATACTCTTTTATTTTCTTCTATGACCGCTTTACTTGCTTCTATTAAATTTAAATTTTGTAATTTTCCACTTGCTATTCCAGTTATTCCTACACCAATAAGGGCCTCTTTTTCAGTAGTTTCTTTCCATATATCTCTCAAGTAATGAAAATCAGTATAACTAGCTTGAAGTGTACCAATAAAAGCTGCAGTTTTTGCGCGAGTATTGAAGTCATTTTGATCTGTAATATCATTTGCATTTATTTCACATAAGTTACAAAACTGATTTGGTCTTAATGCAATTTCTGCGCATGGATTTGTTCCCCATTCTTTATCATTACTGAAGAATATACCTGGTTCACCACTCTTTGACAATTCAACTTTTTTCCATATATTAAAAAAGTCTTCTTCTTTAACTCTGTGTCGTAACATTACAATACTGTTATTAGCTCTAGCACGTTGTGGATTTAATTCCCACCAATTATTGAATTTAGATGCTAACATTTCATCATCATCATAACTAAATAAACAAATTAATGCTGCACGTCTAATTCCACCCGATAAAACAGCATCTGCAATAAAGCAAATGATGTCATGAACTTGAATTGGACGTAATTTTTCTCCAACAGGAACTGTATCTAAAATCTTTTTAATATTGTGCAAACAATCTGATAAAGGTTGAGGACCTGGAGCTTTACCACCACTTGTTATAAGTTGAGCACCCTTTTGTCTAATATCACTAAAATCATATTTAGGCATAAAATCACCAAACATATATGCTTTCAATAAAACTTTAACAGCGTCTGCCCATCCTTCAATAGAATCACCTATTAAATATCTTCTAAGTTTTCCTACCTTTTTAATTTCAGGTAATTTTTTAACATGGTGTTTTTGAACTGAATAACCTAATCCTGACCCACCTAATAATAAAAACATTGTTTCATGGAATATATGCCAATTATCTGCTGGAGCGAATCCACAGTTATATATTCTATTAGGACTCATTTCAATTGATTTACCTGCAAATTGTAGACTGCGCATTGAAGGTAAAACTTTTTTATCATATACAAACTTATAAGCAGAATCAATTTCATCTTTTAATTGAGGAAATTTTTTGATATGCATTTCTTTATTTCTAGTAACTATTTCTTCCCAGTTTTCTCTTCGTTTTTTTTCCGGTAAAAACCTAGCATATTTCATATGAATAGTAACATCTGATAAAATTTTACTAGAGAGTATCAATTTTTTCTCCTATTTAATTATAGCTAAATATGATTTAACTAGTGGTAAAAATGTTTCATTAAAATTTTCGACAGTATTGCCACCAAAGAAATTAGTACCTGGACAAGATTTAGTACTACCTTTTCCATTTAATCGTTTACCAGATACTAAGTCATACCAATGGTGATATACTATTGTTTTGTCTGATGGTTCAATCTTAAATTCTCTACACAATAAAGCATTAACTCCGGTAATTGTTTTACGATGTTCATCTGTCATTACATCTTTACCAACGTCAAAATTACCGACGTGTTCTATACATAACCCAGTTGAGTTTGCACCTCTAATTCCAGATGGAACTTTATTGAAGTCTCTACATAACACTATTTTACCATCTGGAAATGTAGTAATGTTTTGTGCGATTTCACTCCATCCATTTGTCTTAATATGAAATGATTCCATATTTTTACACCATTGAATATTACTAACCTTTGTAGCATTTTTCTTATATATAGTTAAGTCAGGTAAATACGTATGGTGATTTTGTATTAAGTTTATTTTACGTGAATAATCATTATCTTTTAACCATTGATTAAATTCATCTAATGTTAATTCTACAAATTTTCCATCTCTTTTCATTCTATTCTCCTATTGTGTTTTTTACAAATTTGTTAAATCTTTTTATTGTATCTTCAAATTCTTTTTTATTTGACTTATAAACAGGCTTAAAATAACATGATTGATTTGAAGTTTTTACAGATATATATTTCTTTATCTGAATTGTATATTGATGCACAATATCATTTTATAATATTCTGTAATTGTTGTACATTTATCATCTTCAATTTTACCATAGATTATTGGACCTTTACCATCATCTATTAGGTCATATTTATAAATAATATGGCAATTCTACATTTATTATTATATTGGTTAACACCCATTCGTCTATTAAAATTTCCACAACTATTTCCTTATTCTTTATTATCTAAATGTATTGTTGATATTTTTTCTCTTAACAATTGTTTTAGATTTGATTTTTTACTATCTTCCATTTGAGTCTTTGCATCTTTACCTTGCATAGATTCGGACTCATAAATATTTAAATTGCCGTTTGACACATCAAATTTAGCAGGAAATAAAATCTTATCTGCACCAAATCTATTTTTAATAATATAAACCCTAGCAGTCTTGTGTACTGTATCTTCTAATTTTCTAGATATAGAAAATATAAAATCGCCAATCATAATTTTAGAATAATCTTCACTAACTTGTTCACCAGAAATATAATCTCCTTCAGCACCGGAACGATTTGATTGACTAGCTGTCCAAACCGGAATTTGATATAAACCAGCTAAACCTCTAAGCTCTTCAAATATATTTCCAATTTCTAATCTTTTTTCTTTATAGAAAGTTGGAGCTTTAAGTAGGTCACCGTAATCTACAATTATCATATCAGGTTTTTGTCCAAGCTGTATACATTTATCTATATGAGCCTTAATTGTATTAACAGTAGCAGTTTTAGTCGGATAATTTGTTATAACTAAATTAGAACCTTTTTTCTGTAATGCGTCAACTTTATGATCAATCTCGTCTAAACTATACATTAAATCTGCAGATGATATATCGGTCAACAATGAATAATATCTTTTTGCCACCATACCTTCTGATAATTCTAATGTATAGTGATTAACTGTTAAACCTAATTTCAATGCCTGAACTCCAACTGCACATAGTGCCCAAGTTTTACCACTACCTGGTCCACCAACTGCAATTATTAATTCACCTTTACCCAATCCACCTTCAGTAATATTGTTTATTGTATCCCACGGTGTAATTATTGTATCTCGTTTTAAAGTTTTAAATACATTAGATGGGTTTAATTTTAATAAATCTAAACCTAAATGTTTATTTTTTCCAACCTTAGATGCATCATCGAATCTCTTTTTAATAGATTCATAATCTCCCTTTTTAATATCATCTATAGATTGATATAAAGATATTTTATAATGTTGATTAATACAAAAATTTATAAAATTATCTTTTATGTACTGCAAATCTGTAGATACTTCACTTTCATACACATCTTTTAATTTTGATAGAATTTCATTTTTTAATAAATCATTTTTTTCTTTTTCATATTCAGCTTTAAAAACTTCAATAGTGGGTCCAATCTTATATGTATTAAAGTAATTCTTGATTACCTTAACAATCCATTGATTTGCTTCAGATTCAAAATAATCTGGATATAGAATATCATCTACAGTTTCTAAAAAACTCTTATCACTTATTAAACTATATATTGTCTTAGATTGATAAGATTGTCCTAAATTGGACAAATTATCTAATTCCATTTATAAAACCTTTATTAATTAAACTTAAATATAAATATATGTGATGGTGTTACTTGTCAATAAAATAGTTCAATTGTGAAAAATTAATATTGACCCATGAATTTAAGTTTGGAAACTTAGACCAAAGTTTGTCTTCGGTGCACAATTCGGCTATTTTGTGAATATTTAATTTTTTCACATATTTATTGTATTGTTTTGATATTACTAAACCGGTTGAAGATTTGATGTTTCCGTTTGAAAGCTTCATAATATCATAATTCATTAAATATGTTGTTTTATTATCTAATAACGATTGATGCATTCTGGATTCATCTAAATGATCCTTAGCATAATTAATTACATCATTTACACTATAAATTGTCTGTTCCGATAAAAACGGAAATAATTTTACAGAAGTCTTTACTCCAAATCCTTTCAAACCCGGTATGTTATCACTTCCATCTCCTTTTAAGCATTTATATAAAATAAAATTATTAGGATGAATACCATACTCATTAATTATAGCATCTTTATCTATACGTTTATGAGTTACTGGGTTCCATACTTTTACTTTATTACTTATCAATTGATAAAAATCTTTATCTGTAGATGAAATATAAACTTCTTCGCATGCAGAGTTAGCTTCACATATTTCGTGTGCAATATATGCTATTGTATCATCTGCCTCTATATTATCTATAGAAATTACAGTACATGGTAATTGTTTTAAATATATAATAACTCTAGACAATTGATATAACATCTGTTTATTTTCTTCAACGTCACTTGCCCAATCATGAGCTCTATTTAATCTTACTCCACCACCTCTGTTTGCCTTATATCCAGGAAATATTTTTTTTCTTCTAACTGACCCACCTTTACCATCAAATACTATGACAAGCCTCGTGGGTTTAATCTCTCTTATTGTAACTCCAAGCGCTTGTAAAAACCCCGATATTCCACCAACATGTACTCCATCATCATTAGTTGTAGGATTCATTACCCATGTTCTGATATAATTATTTAACCCATCTAAAATTAAAATTCTTGAATCTTTAGTCTGTGTTGTTAATTGAATATTTTCTTGTTTAATTTTATTTAATATATCTAGATATGTATTGCTCATGATAAAAATAAAGGGCTACACATGTAGCCCTAAATTAAATTGATTAAATTAATCTTCGTCTTGACCTGTTCCGTATTCTATTTCATTTCTATTAATAGGGTTTTGATTAATATCTCTATATTTCAGAAGAACTGCGTCTGCTATAGCATCATATAATATTTGTTTTAATTCGGGTACATCTAAAATAGATTCTTTAAAAGACGGTAATTGAAACCTAGTCATTTTAGGATCTCCTTCTATCATATATTGACCCTTTACATCTTTATATTTGTTTGTTTTAGATTCAGGTTGTGTTTCATCTTCAAGTTTTTTTGCAGGTATAATAACTTTATATAATTTTCCTACATCAAACCAAGTCGATACGGTGTCTATTCCTCTATCAAAATATATGTCAAAAGAACACGTATTATACATAGAACCCAATCTACTCTTAACAACTTTAACCCTAGTTTTAATACCTACAACTTTATCTTTAATTTTAAGTTTATTTAATTGCTGTAATCTTAATCTTAATGAGGCGTGAAATGGTACAGCCTTTCCACCACTTGTAGTCCAAGGATCTGCAAATGCCATAGTATTTAACTTAGCTCTCAATTGATTCGTAAGAACTAATGCAATACGATGTTTTGCAATAAGAGATGTAATTTTTCTCATTGCTTTACCTAAAACTCTAGCTTTTTGGGTTGCATACCCCGTTTTACTCCAATCAGATTCATCTTCAGACTCGTCTGTCGCGCCCATTATAGAATCGATAGCAATACAAATTAATCTATCAGAATTATTTTTTCTAACAGTTTCAACTATATTTTCTATTATTTCAAATGCATTTTCTAATACAGAATCATTTATATAAATAAGTTTACTCAAATCAACACCAATCGCAGCCAAAAAGTCTTTGTCTGTTGCAAATTCTGTATCAATAATAACTGCAATTCCTCCACGTTTTTGGGTTTCAGCCATAAGATGCGCAATCAATAAACTTTTGCCCGTACCTTCTAAACCTGCAATTTCTGTAATACGTCCAACTGGTATACCGCCGTTTTTTCTATTGCTTATACATAAATCAGTGACTGGATCTCCGGTAGAAATCCAGTCAACTATTTCAGAGTCAGATTTATCTTCATCAAGAAAAAACGCAGAATAATTTCCATCTGATGAATTAATAACATCATACACTTTACTTATTAATTCATCTCTATTAGGAGATGAATATTTTTCTACTATTTTTTTTCCCATGATTTATTCCATTATGCTGATGTTTTAGGAAAATATTTCTTAAATGCATCTGTTGCTTTACTGACAGTATTTGCTTCTTCAGCTGTAGGTTTAGATTTCGCCGCGGCAGTTTCACGTGAAGATGTTTCTTCTGTATCGTCTTTAGACTCTAACCAAGCTTTAAGTGATTCCATTAGTTCATCATAAGTTTTTACTTTATAAATATCAGTAATAGGTCTTTGGGTATTTAACCATTTCTGAATTGTTTCTTCATTAGGTGCTAACTTACTAGAATTACGTGCTCCCTTAACTGTAATTTTACCATATTTATTTCCAGCTTCTTCAGCAGACATAAATGATACTTTTAAATCCGTACCAGTATATGGGTCAAGAATATTACCATATTCCGGGTCATCCATTGTTTTAAGAATTTCTTCGTATGTTTGTTTACCAAAACCCCAGAATCTTACACCTTGGTCTTCTTCACCACGGACGATAACTGCAGCATAAGTACGAAGTGTGGGCATTAATTTTCTACTTAAAATATAAGACTCACGTGTTCCCTCTGCCTTGATTTTATCAGAATATTGAACAATAGGGTCCGGATCACCAAATGATGTAGGAGAAAGTAAATTATCTTTTCCTAAATCATAATGAAAATATAATTCAATAAAAGGAAAATCTGAAAATTTATAAGGCAATAATCTTACAGTATGTTCACCTGTAGGTTTCCATATCCCAGATGTTCTTTTGTTTGAGTCTTGAAGATTTCTTAGTTTGTTTTTTACGCTTGCAAGTAGCGCATCACTTGATTGTGTAGACATGATTTAACTCCATGTAATGTTTTAATGTTTAATGTTTAATAAGTAATTATTTTATAATAACCACTTATATATAAATATAATAGGAATGCATAAAAATACATTCCTATTTTAATTTATATAAATTATTTATTTATTTTTTTTTGATTTTAAATATTGAATAGTTGCGACAGCATCTGCTGCAGATTTTATACTATAAAGTTTAGCATCTTCTACATCAAATAGTGAAAGTTCACTTGTTTTTGCATTATTATGAACTTCATATTCATCACCATCTTCATTCATAATTGCTATAGATGAACCATCAGTATCTACATTTGATTCAGGACGACTAATATCATAATCTCGAAGTAATTTTCGAAGTTCACTATAAATACCACTTAGTTTTTGTTTTTCTAATTTTAAATATTTAGCTTGAACTGGGTCTTTAGGATCCCAACCATCTGAATCATAAAATGGATTTTTTATTAATTTACCTACATTACCAGCTGCTTCTTTAACTAATTTTTTAGTTAACATTCTAGTATTGTGAAGTGTTGATTTATTTTTATGTGTTTTACTGCTAAGTGCAATACGAACGTTTTGTTCATAAAGTACTTCTTTTATAATTTGTTTTAATTGACCCATTGTTATCTTTGACATTTTTTCTCCTCATTAATATAGTTTTATAATTTGTTTTAATTGACCCATTGTTATCTTTGACATTTTTTCTCCTCATTAATATAGTTTTATAATTTTATTAATTGTAGTATTTATTTTTTTAAATTCTGTATTATTAGTTATAAGAATACAATTCTTATAATTTTCCCAAGGTAAAGAAAATTGTTTATCCAATTTACCATTATTTAATGCCATTATCAAATAATTTAATGCATTAATTGTATACAATGTACTTGTATGTTTTTTTCTATGAACACTAATTGTATTACTTGGAATGTATTCTTCATTTATTTGATTATCTAAATTTATATTGTAACTTACAATAAATTCATTTTTGTTTTCTACATTATTTAATACAAATATTTTATTAAAATTAATACTATATGCATCTATAATATTAGAAATTACAGAATCAATATTTTTAGAAGTTGTAAAAGTTATTAGTAGTTGTGAGTTCATTATTTCTTCTTTAATTTCTTAGCATTATATTCGTCACGAGTCATATTTTCAAATCTAGTAGGATGTGAATTTGTTGGTCGACCTGTTGGTGAAAAACCTACACTATATTCAAATTTTAAAAATCCTAACTTATCCACTCCATCTGTTCTATGAATTTGTAACCCATCTTTTTTTGAAACTTTCCAACTTTCATTTGTAAATGTTTGAGACTTTAAGTTATCATTATACATATATTCAAATGCACGACCTGTTAATATATAATTTGTCCATTGTTCTCGTAATTTTTTACTATCTAAAGTGGGATTACGTTTCATAATTAAATCAACATATTTATTAGCGTCAGACTGAATACCGGCAAGTGTAGTTTTGTCTACATTATAATCATATTTTTTTGCTAACTTAATATATTCATTTCTAGATTTAATTTGGTCAGTCTTATCATTAAATATAAAACTCATATTAATCATTTTATGCATATCATCTTTTATTTCTTGTTCAGTAATTGGTGGTTTAGGTGCAAACGAACTTGCATCTATTTTAGTTGGAGATGCAGAAGCTCCACCTACCCCACTTTTAATAGAGGTCGCATCATATGTAACATCTATAAGATTTATTGCATCTAATAAATCGTCAATCTTTATATTTGTACTTGATAATTTATCATAATTAACATTAGGATTAAGAGTTAAAATATCTGCTATTGCAAAATTAGCAGCAGTTGGCATTACACATGTATAACCTTTAGATAATTGTCTCATATAAGATAATGATTCTATTAAATCTGCAGTACCTGCTTTTAATTGTTCATCAGAATCTATTAATTTCATTACATCATTCAATTCTTTATCAAATGCATCATTTTTTAATGTACCCAACTTATTAATTCTTTGAGCCACAACTTTATGAGAATTATCAAATTCACTACCAAGTAATTCTTGTATTTTAGAAGATATTTTTTTACCGGCAAGTTGTTGATAATGATTTATATTCTTTGGATCTAGTGGAGATAAATCAGAGTGTTCAGGATCAGTTATATATTCAAGTATTCCAGATGATGCTAACATATCAATTGTTTTATTATGTCTGTTTATAATAGTTGTAATGCGATTTGCTTGTTTATCTAATTGATCAACTGAAGTATTTGGATTTTTTTTCTTTAATTCTACCATTATTTCTGAAAGTATAGTAGATTTATCCAATACTTTAATTTTTTTCATCTGTTGTAATGGCTTATTTTTTGAATTATAAATAGTTAATATATTATCTTTTAATTTTATTGTAGCTGCTTCTTTAGATATTTCACCGTGATTATCTGCAAATATTTTATTAGGTACTAATTTTTTTCCAGCTAAAACTAGTGGCTTACCAGTACTTGTTGTTTTACCGTATGCAAGTGGAACATTATGTTTTTTAAGTTTATCACTAATTCGTTTTCCTACTGCACCTTCAATATCACCTCTTGCATTTCCGTATTGATTAAAATTTCCAGGTTCTTTAATAGTAAAATAAAACTTAGAATCATTTGATTCTGAAGGTCTAATATAATTAGACACGAATTTAGCTTGATCCGCACTAATATCTTTATTATTTGCTAATAAATTTGCTACGGTTTTGTATTTAGCTTGATCTGCACTATTTAGTTTAACATGAGATAATATTTTATTAAATACTTCTTCCATTTTCTTCTTATGATCTGCCAATTGTTTTTCAGACAGTGGTTTTTCTCCAGGTGTTTTTTCATTAGAATCAGTGTTACCAGATGATTTTTCTTTTGAACTAGTTGATTTTGATTTTAGTTTTTTAGCAGAATGGGTATCAATAGTATTCTGTACATCTTGTTGATTTAAAGTTTTATTGTCAATTGTTACGTGTGTTGTAGGTTTAATATCATGTTGACTCACATACAAATTAAACTCATCTGATGATTTAAAATCAAGTTCATTTAATTTTTTCTTTTCTCTATTTAAGATTATATTGGCCAATATGTCAATAACATCTTCATTTGGAATATTATATTCAGTGAGAATATCAGAAAAGATAATTAAATGTTCGTTATTATTAAAATTAATAAGACCATCAGGCACTCTATATGATAATTCATCAGTAAGTTTATTTAGAATATATTTTGATGTCATTAATATACCTTAAATTTAATTTTTATAAAATACAAAATCCAATAAATTAAATAATTAATCATAATTTAAATCATGCTTTTTAATGTTGAATTTTGCTGAAAAACATTAAATTTATATTTAACTTCATTTAATGAAACTCGATATTT